TTAGTCCGCTGGTTGATAGGCCAGGATCGCCTTCGCCAGTTGCATCTCGTCCTCAGTAGTTACCGTGCTTGCGGGCCGCAGCGCTGACAAGGCAGCTTGCAGCTCCACGCCCAGAATGGCGCCGTCGCTTGCCACATAGGCCGCCGCGTCATTGCGGGCGTCTACGATTTTTTTATCCTGGTTTTTGCTGCTATTTCGGCTGCTGGCTTCCGCGTCCTCGGTCAGGGTCACGGGAAACAGCGTCACGGCCAGAGACGAGGTAACGATTACTCCGAGGAACGTGGGTTCCACGGCGCGGCCATCCCCCGCCAAGGCGGGCAGAGAGCAGGAAAAACCGAGCACTATTGCCGCTAGTAAATGACGCACCTACTCGCTCCATGCGTTAGACCGATCATCAAAATCGAAATGTGCGCGCATTCTGGCGGAGTATCGCGTGGAGGAGAAGTGCTACTCGCAAATGCCGAGCTCGGCATTTGCTGGGAAGTCCGGTATGACTTGCCCGTCGAGACCTGCCTTCAGTAAATACCCGTCTTCCGCCGGCTGGCGCATTGCCAGTCGGTGTGCTATCCCTCAGAGACCACATCGATGATCAATGAGGGCATTTATGAAGCTTTTGGCATCATTTCTTCCCGCAATATCTTTGTTGGCCGTACCCCAGGCTTTTGCGCTCGACAGCGTTTGCGATGCAATTCTTAAACACGGAATATACGACAAGGAGAACGTCTTAGACTTCCAGCACAAATACAATCTCTCGAAAGATGTAATTTGCAACTCCGAGGCCAGATCAAGCAACTATGACGGCAGCCTCAACTACAACACTATAACCGGCTCTGCAAGCTCGAATCAGTCGTATTCCAGCAGTTACTGCTCATCGGATTATGATGAAGCCTTATCTAACACCCTCTACAAGAAAATCGCCCAAAAAGCCAGCAACGTGATTGCCAGCTCTTGGTCTGAATGTATTAGACAAAACAACTCTGGCGTCAGTCATTATATACAGCCATCTCAAGACCCAAAACGTTTTATTTATCATATCCAGTATTCACCCGGGGGTGAGAAAGGCTTCACAGAAGTTCGCCAATGGGCAATATCACCCAGTTCAGATGTTACTTGCCAGGGCGATATACCGAAAGCAGGAGACCAGATTACCGCGTCGGGATTTTCATTAATTTGCACTAGAAGGGAAGCTGACCTTGCTGTAATAGTTGTGGCCACTACTACAGAAGGCGGTAAAAATTTGAAATCTGTTGAGCTTCCTCCATACGTTTCTTCACCCGTTCCCGTACCAGAGCCCGAGCCCCCCACACCACCCACTGGGGTTGTCGATGTGACTGCCATTTGGCCTGCGACCGGTAAAAGCGCAGCTCAAAAATGCAGCACGCTTGGAGAAGGATGGTCGTCTTTCTCATTTGATGGAAAATCAGATATTGCTTATTGCAAAAAAACCGGAACATCCAACAGATACATAACAGACTTCAAAGGGTACAACACCGCCAACTCAAACCTACCTTGCTCCAATACATTTGGGAATGACTGGGAGCGGGTCATTTGGGACGGAAAGTCCAAAACACTAATATGCAAACAAGTCAGGAGTCTAGCTATTATAAATACCGGCCAAGCAAGTTACTTGAAGGACATCGGCTCTGCATGGCCTCATGAGTGCCCACCTACTCAAGGGCGCCTCTACAAAATTAACTATTCGCAAATATCTTTCTGTGGCACGTGGGCAAAGCAGTAAACTTAAGGCCGCTGGAGCATCTCCAGCGGCCTCCAGATAATATCCCGCTATCTTTTAATCAGGCACTCTTAAAAAAACTGCCTATTAACGAACTCAGCATGCATAGAATGGCTATCTGGTCTTTGAACTGGTCGCCCCTTACTTTGAGCGTTTCCTGCTTTCCGGCGGGGCCAACACTGTCTGCCAACGCAGTTAACTCAAAAGGATCGTTGAAGAGCTCGGGCTCCTAAACCCCAGATTCACGCGCCGGACAGTAGCTAACAGCTAAGCCCGAGGCAACCGCCTCGCAGAAGGAAATCAATCACTGAAAACGTTGTGCTTTGTTTGTGTCCTGAAACCAGGGCACAAAAATCACACACATGAAAAAGACCACTCCTTTCGGAAATGGCCTTATTCTCTGAATATATGGTCGGGACGGAGTGATTCGAACACTCGACCCCTTGCACCCCATGCGTGCCACTCCTGCGTACGGCACGATAATAAAGGATTCCGGCCCTGCTTTCGCTGCAACGAAGCCTCACGAGTCCGGACGCATCCTAGCAACGTCACTTCAAAGGTCATTGGCCCTGGCTAGCCCGCCCTGGCGTTCTGCCGAGCGATCCGCTCCTTCTAAATAGCTGTCACCCTTCCGACGAATTCCATCCTCCACCGCCTGATATGCAAGGCCCGCTGTTCAACTTCGCTCAAGCGCTGCGCAGCTGCCCGCCATTCGGTCAGCGTCTTCAAACAATCGCCCAAGCACCACAATGGCAAAGCCCACTGCCTGGCGCTGCTGGGCAGCGATGGCATTGCAGGTGGCTGATGCCTGGCGCGCAGCAGGCTGTTGATTTTGAAACGAGCCATCGCTTGGTTTAGAGCAGGCGAAAATGCCCGCAACTTGGCGGGCATTAGGAGGATATCTAGAAGCCCGCACAATGCCGGGTTAATTTAGATGTTATATCTAATCAGCAGATGCCGATATCTCTTCGATTGGTTTATCAAGTAGTTCGAACTGCTTGGCAAACCCCTCAACCACAATTTCAGACCCAGCCCCAGACAAATGTCCACGATCAAAGTAGGTCATACTTTTTCCGGTATACACCAGACACTCAAGTGGTGCTTCGTGCCGACACAGTACTGAAGAAGGGTTGAAGTATTCCAGCCCGTATTTCTTTGCAAGCCTTTCGATCACAAGATTAGAATGCAGGTAATCATCAGAGCGCATAAACTGCTGAGCATGTGAGAAAGCTGTTTTCCTTGCGACAAACTTAATTGGCTCAACGGAAAAATCTGGCGTATTACCGAACACCACCACCTTGGCCCTAGCCTTTCCAAGATCACTAAAAAATTGATCCAGTTCTTGCTCATACTGCGTTTGACCGATCCGTAAGTATGAGCCAAGCCAATTAGCACCAACAATCAACACATCTCCAGAACCAAGATCTGGAAGCATCTCCTTTACAAACATATCCGAGAACTCTGTGCAGCGCCGCTCTGAATTTTCAATATAAGCAAATGGCCTGCAGCTAGTTCCGGTCCACTGCTGAATTGATAACTCACTGCCTGCATATACCTTTCTAATTCCAGCAATAAGATGTGCCGCTTCGGAATCACCATAGACAACCAGTCTTCGACCAGCGCCCTCAGCACTTACACACTGCTCTTTGATTAGATCTGCTGCGCTTTGATGATAGTCTATGAAGCACTTTCCAAGACCATAGATCCCCATTGTTTCCTTGTAACCGGAAACCACACCTACATTTGCCAATACTTGCTGCGGCAAAGATCTAAATTCCAATCCATTTTTTTGGTAAGTTGTAAAACCTACGGCCCCCATGACAACCATTGCGGACACAAGAGCATAGGCCTTGCCGTTTCCATCGCCCCCTTCACGAATAGGCCGCTCGATAAAACGATAAGTGATCCAGGCAAGCACGATAGACAACAGTACCGCAGCAACGCGCACGCTGACATCAGGGACATCACCGTTGACAATCCGCGCAAACGTTAAAATAGGCCAGTGCCATAGGTAGAGAGGAAAACTGATTAAGCCAATCCATACCATCAGCCTGTTGGACATTAGCACACGATTGAGCCAAGCCTCCGGGCCGGCAGCGATAAGCAGCACCGCTCCAATGACCGGAACAGCTGCAAATTTTCCAGGAAAGCCAACTTCCTTATCGATGAAGATGAAGCCAAGCACGAGAAATGCAATACCGGCCGCTGACTGTATGTTCGACACGGCGCTGTATCTATTTGAGATTCCCGCGTCGATTCTGATCTTCATTTCTCGCAGCGCAGAACCTTTGTAGTGAGTCACCCACGCTAACATACTGCCGCATAGCAACTCCCAGAACCTTGTGTGCGGCGAGTAGAATGTTGAAGTCGCATCGCTTGCGACCCCAACAATATTGAGGTAGAACGAGATTGCAGCTAACAGTAAGGCAATAATAAAAAAGTTGAATCTAATCTTCCACGCAACGATCAAAACCACAGGCCAGATAATATAGAACTGCTCTTCGATACCTAGACTCCAAAGGTGCAGTAGTGGCTTTGTCTCGGCAGAATTGTCAAAATACCCAGACTCCCCAAGGAGAGTAAAATTTGATACAAACCCAGCACCAGATGCAATGTGCTTTCCTAGCTGAGCGTATTCGTCTGCTAAAAGCAAGTACCAACCTAGTGCATAACTTGAAATCAGAACAAACAAAAGACCCGGGAAGATTCTTTTCACCCTTCGAACATAGAAGTCCGTTATTTTAAAAGCCCTTCTATCTAGGCTTTTAAAAATAATTGTAGATATCAAAAACCCAGATATTACAAAAAAGACGTCAACCCCGATAAACCCCCCCTTCATGACACTTGGGAAGGCGTGAAAAATTACAACTGAGAGAACTGCAATGGCCCGCAAGCCATCAATGTCCGGTCTATATTTTGGGTGGGACAAATTAGAAGTCATTAGTCTGTTGCTATCCGTAGTAGACGAAGACAATAGGCACTGAATTTTGCGCACATACTACGTGATACGGTCCGACAAATCGAGATTACACGGTGGGCTGGCGCCCTTGAGCCGCGATAGCACCAGTTCAGCCCACCAAGAAAGCCACTCAGGCGCCGAGTTCTGCAGAGCTTTAAGGCTCAAACCACACTGACACGGAATAATTCACGCGCGATATCTGGCTTAAGTTGGCCCCCAGTCGATGGCCGGCAATACTGCCCTCCCCTGAATGTCAGGAAGACGGTGAGCGGCAGGGGCACCATGTCAACGCTCTCTTTTTTGAAAACATGAACCTCTGGCGTATGTACCACGTTTGTTCCGGCCATCCGGCACCGTGCTGGGCCGCCGCCACAATCGAAGAAATTTCTTACCTCTGCGGTGTCGAAATAGAAGGATGCGCAGTGTCTGTAGTGGCCCTAGCCAGCTGGCGCGGGCAACAAAAAAACTTTGGCCCTAAGGCGCCGACGCTATCCTGCGCAGAGCGTGACCAGCTGATTGAAGTTGCAAACAAGGTGTCGGCAACCGATTCACGCGCCCGGTGCTGACGATCTTGAAAAGGAGGATTGGACGAAGAAAAAGGCGAAGTCACTCGAAAAGTCACTAGCCCCAAAAACAACAAAGCCACCCGAAGGTGGCTAAGTCATTGAAATATATGGTCGGGACGGAGTGATTCGAACACTCGACCCCTTGCACCCCATGCGTGCAGGATACACCTAAAGCCTTACGGATCAAGGCCTTGAGCGGGCGCTCGCTGCAAACGGTGCCGAACTGTGCAAGACCAATTTTCACCATCCCCCGAAAATCTCCCCACGGGCTCCGTCCCGCATCCGGCGTTCTGCCGACCGTTCCCCTTCCTTTATATAGCTACTCACAGGTGGGCTTGCCGCTACCCTGTATCACCTGTACGCCGCCGGGATGATCCTGCGGATAGTCGCCAAACAAGCCCAACGCCCAGGCCTCTTCGTGCTCTATCAGCGCCCAAAGCCGCGCCGCCTCGACAAGCTCGAGCATTTCGCCCATCTCCTCGATGGACACCTCAGCCCGGTGATAGCAGTCGTAGGCCATCTGCCTGAGCACGGCAACTCGCGCCTCTGGATCTGTGATCAGTGGCTCGCGGTCATCGAGTGCGGTTACCCAGGCTGGAGGGTATGGGAGTGGCATGGCCGATACTGTATGTAAAACCAGTATCGTATAGCCCGTCATGGTCTCAGGCAATCACCGGTCAGCGGTGCGTTCTCGTGCCGTCCATGATCGATTCACACGCTAGCCCAGCTATTCGGCTTCGCTCAAGCGCTGCTGCGCAGCTGCCCGCCATTCGGTCAGCGTCTTCAAGCAATCCTCCGAGCACCACAACGGCAGAGGCTCCTGTCTGGCGCTGCTGGGTAGCGATGGCATTGCAGGTGGCTGAATGCCCTGCGCGCAGCCGGCTGATTTCCCCGCGCAGCCCACCAGCAGCAGACTCGGCAGCAGCAGCGCGAGCCGCCGCCAGTTCAAGCTGTTTCCTCGCATTGCTCTCCTCCTCATCCACCACCGCCTGCCGGCGAAGCTCTTCTTTTCTAGCCACCTGCTCAGCCAGGGCCCAAGCCTGTTTGTCCCCGGCATCGCGCGCAGCCCACCTGCCCCGCCACTCGGCGTCCATCGTCGTACGCCCATGCTCATAGGCACCCCAGTACGACACCAGCACCAGGGCGAGACACACCGCCGCGCCGGCGGTGCGCCACCCGATCACGCCAACACCTTCAGTGCCCGCTCGTATAGAGCCACCCGATCAGCCTGGCCATTGAGGCCGCCGTTGATCTTGCGAGTGATAGCCTCGAACTTTCCGGCGTCCGCCAGCTCGTTCAGTCCGTTCTGCGACCACCACCACGCGGCCGACTGGCAGGCAAATTCAGGCTGCTCCAGAAGCTCAGGCTTATCGACCAGGGGCAGGCCCAGCCCGTCAGCGGCGGCGCGGTAGTTCGACCGGCCGGTGAGCTGGATCAGCCCGCGGCCTCGGTACCGCCAACCATCACCCGATGACTCGGAGCCGTTCGCCATGCGATCGGCATACACCTTGTTCGCGATCTTCTCAGGCTGCCGGGCATAAGCGGCGCTCGACAGCGCGGTGAACCGGGTGGGCCAGGTCCGTGCCAGTGCATCGGCGCTGTAGTTCAAGTTCTCCACCAGGCTACGCAGGTGGCCTGATTCGTGACCGACCTGGGCAAGGAACGCCGCGGTGCGCAGCCGGCTGTTGATCTTGAAGCGAGCCATTGCCCGGTTTAGAGCAGGCAAAAAAATGCCCGCTACCGGGCGGGCACTGGGAAGGATCTGCAGCAACTGCTGCTCTGTGATTGGCATGCTTTCTCCAGGCAATAAAAAACCCGCCGCGGCGGGTATCGGTATTCATCTGTGATCAGGCCGGCGGCGCGGGCCAGTCGACTTTTGCGGGGTACCCAGGCTGCTCTGGCAGGCGGTTCAGCGCGACCCGGTATTTCTTCCAGGCCTTCAGCGCAGTGGCTTCAGCCTCGGTTGCGTCGTCGAGGTCGACCGCATCCTGCAGCGGTGCGATTGCCGAGTCGGCAGCGGCACGGCGGCTCGCCGCATCAGCCTGCACCGCACCGAGAAGCTGCGCTGCAGTGGCTTCTTGCTTCATCTCTGCCGTGACCATCTGACTCCAGTCGATTGCGCCGACAGCTGCAGGCCAGTTCGGCGGGACATCGGGCTGCGGGTCGCGGTCCGTGGGCAGTGGTACCCGGCCGTCAGCCGGGCTGACGATGTCGACAGGGAAGCGCGATTGCTCACTCGCATCCGCGCCGTGCGGCAGCATGAGTGTCAGCACCAGGCCGCCACTGATCCGCTCGACTGGCGCAATCACGAACTCGCAGTCGACAGCCTCGGCAGGGAGCGTCGCGCCATCCGGTAATCGCGTGAAGTCAAATTCCACACCATTCACTTCCAGTATGTCGGCGGACCTGGCCACAACTAAGCCCAGATCAGAGCGTACAGGGGAAAGCTTGATGATCATTACCGCCACCTGCCTTTGATTTTGATGAAGTATGAAAAGCCGCCGATGGTGATCCCCGTAGTGTTGAAAATGTGTACCCTGGCGCTGCTCAACCCCGGGGCGGCGAACGGGAAGCCAACTGCGACACGTGCCGCGAGCCCTGTTGTGCCGCTCGTTGCCAGCCCCGCAGATCCAGTGATCGTCGGTGTGCCAACAAACGTAGCCGGGTATGTCACAGAGATTTCGATGCCCGAGTTGTTGGGTATGGACTGCGAGTTTGAGCTTGTGATCCAGCCCTCGAGCGTTCCGTCTGCAAACTTCGTGTAGTCGCCGTTCGCATTGCTGCCTCGTTCTATGATCGCGCCGCCCACGGCACTCACTGTGCCGACCACGTCCGCCAATGCTGCTGATTTCAGTCCGAGCGCGGTGCGCGCATCTGCAGCCGTCGTCGCTCCCGTCCCGCCTTGTGCGATCGTCATGGCTTTCGTCAGGCCGGTCAGCTCTGTGATATCGCTGTTTGACCCGCGCTTTGCTGCACCGATATTGGCAAGCAACTGCGACGATGTTGTGGCGTTTCCGATGAGGGCTAACGACCCTCCCCATGACTCGACGATCTGCTTGAATCGGTCGGTTAGATCCTTGGGGTAGCCCTGGATCGGGACTAGGCTATATGTGCCGGCCGTGACGGTAGGCCCCTGATACGCGGGAGCGATGCTGAGCACTCTGTCGGTTGCAACGTTCACGACTTCGTAGCCCCTGCCATCTGGGCCCTTGAACTCGTCACCGACCCTACAGTTCGCAGCGAATGCTGTGCCGGTCCCGGTCACAGTCGTTGAGCCGCTTGTTATTGCGACAGTACCAGTTCTGTACCAGCCCATGGTTTTCTCCAGGCAATAAAAAACCCGCTCAAAGCGGGCTCTTGATGTTTGCAAATCAGTTGTAAGGAAAAGGTAATCCGGCAGTCTTTATCACGAGAGCTACCGGCAGCCGGTCGGTCGGGATGGCGGTGAAAGACGCAGGAACCGATGCGTTCATTGCTGGGTACGAGACCGGGCTTCCGCCCGAATTTGCGAACATGAACGATATACCGCCCACACGGCCATATGCCCCCTCGTTCACGCCGCACTGGGAAAGCATGGATCCCGATATTGTTTGTGTATTCCAGAGCGTGGCACTGCGCGAGAACGGCAGGAATACGGCGTACTCGACCCCGGCATCGAGCCCTACATCAACAACGCAATGCATCTGAGCATCTTGCGACGCAGTCTGGTAGCGAATGCGCTCCATGCGACCTCCGTCGTATGTGAGCAACTTGCGGCCGTACTGATCGTTTCCAGCGGGAGGGTCGGGAGCCTGCACTGCATTCACGATATTCAGCGGTGGCTGCAACGAGTTGAACGTGATCTGTCTATCCTCGTTCCAGGTCTTCAGGTACGGCCGGCCTGGGATATTGTCGGCCATCAAGTCGAAGCAGTAAAACTTAGTTGAAGCATCACCTCCGGCGTACATGAATGTCATGTTGCTACCTGACCGCGATGTACCGTTGAGACACCCTTTCCCCACAATGAACACGATCGGCGATATCGCATTACTTATTGTGAAGCCGAACATTGTATCGCCGAATCGGTTTGAGTCGATCCAGTTTGCTCCGTTGTTCGGATCAAGTTGGGCTGAGCGCAGGTATTTTCGAGGCCAAGTTTCTATCTCTGACATAGACCCACTTTTCACAAGCCCGTAGCAGATCTTGCTCGTATCAAACAGAAGCTCACCGGTCTCCTTGTTCACTATCAGTCGAGCGACCATCAGTAGTACCCGTAGTAAATGCGGCAGTTGGCCGAGAAGTAGCCCCAGCCTGAAGTCGAATATGAGTACGACCAGGAAAGCGTGTTGCCAGTGATTGTAACGCCTGGTTTTTTTCCTTTCTCGCGAGCCAGATCAACAAGCGGCACGACGATATAGAACATCACCTTTCCACTGGGTGGCGCAGGTATAGCTGTCGAACCATCTGCGCCTCCCGTGTCCACGCTGCCCACCATCTGACTGATTTTGCTGGTCATGTCGACCAGCACTTTTTCATCTGCCGTTTGTATAAAAAGTCCAGTCATCTCAAAGCGCCAAGTCGATGCCCAGTACACCGTTTGCGTGATACAGGCGAACGGCTGTGTTGTTGATTGAAAGGCGGCTTTGGCCTGGCCCGTTACCGTTCATTTCGAAAAGCCCATTTTTGTAAATGGCCCAACCTTGAATTCCTGCAACGTAATTCGTCGAACTGATGACATCCCCGATTTTCGCGTTCGTGATCGTACCGTCGGCGATGAATGCCTCGTTGATGAACACCTGGCCGTTCTGCACAGCAAAAGGAACCGACAGAGTGCTGTTGATTCCGTTCACAACTGCGAATGTGTCAGCGCTCACCAGAAACCTGCTTTGAAGCCCGCCTGGACCGTTCTCGATACCCAACCCAACGCTCGCAGCAACGTATTGCCCCTGAGCGTTGAGCTGCATCTTCACGGCCCACATCGTGCTCATCTTGCCTTCGGCATCAACCTGGGCCTGGGCGACCGTCTGCACTGCTGCACTGGTATCAGCAAGGGTTGCTTCGAGCGTTTCAGTCTTGCGCACGATGACTTCATCGCGCGTTGCGCTGACTTTTACTTCGCTCACGAATGCCGCAGTTGCGTCCCACTGCGCCAGGGCGCCGGCCATGTCCCCAGCCGGGTCGTCGTCGCGAGCAGAGGCGCGCAGGGCCTGCACGCTTTCTGCTGTCGCCGTGACCTTGCCATCCACTTCAGTGATCTTCGTCGTGTTCGTCTGCACCTGCTGCGCCAGGCCATTGGCCGTTTGAACAGACTGCCCGACATCGATCCAGAGGTTCGCATTCGGCGGAGAATTCGCACCCGAGGCATCGGCAGGAACAGGGCCTTTTGCCTGGTAGATCCGGCCATCAACGACGACCATCTGGTCTTTCGCGTAAGGCTCATCTGGGTTGTAGGCCTTCAGTCCGTCAAGCGCATCGATCTGGTCCTGCAGGCCATCGATCTTGTCGATCAGCTCTTTGCCCAGTTCCGATTCGCCGATCTGCCCGGCGATCAGTTCGAGGACTGGCGAAGCGTCAGAGCTAGATTGCCCGAGGACGCCGTTGCCCACTGGGTACCACGGCCCGATGTTGCCGGTGCGATCGACCAGGCGCGCCCAGAAGAAGAACGACACGCCCGCCTTGAGGCCCTGAAGCGTGTAGTCCTGTTGCGGGTAGGCCAGGTCGGTGAGTTTCGTGGCCACCGACAGGTCATTGCTTGGGCTGTACCAGATCTCAGTGCGCTGTGTGTCCTCGGCGCCGGGTGGGAATCCCCACTTCAGCCCGATCGCGAACAGCTCGCTCGATGCGTTCAGATACGACACCGCCGGCGGCAGGCCCTCCTTGCCCTTGAGGTCGGTGAGCATCGAGTCTCGCCAGATCGACGAGATATCGAACGCACTGACTGCGCGAACCCGCGCTAGGTACTGACCGGCGTAGATACCGACCACATCGACTGAGGTCTCCCCAACGCGTTGCAGCTTTATCCAGTTCCCGTTGTCCTTGCGCCATTCCACGTCGTAGGCCACGGCCCCGTTCACGGCCGGCCAAGCAATGGTCATGGTACTGACCGCGATACCTTGGTCTACGGCATGGTTCGAGGTCAGAACCACGCTCGCCGGTGGAGGAACGACGGTGATCGGGATCACGCTGATCGGCCGCTCTTCCAGGCGGGCCCCGGTGTCGATATGCGCAAACTTGCTCGGGTCGTACTGCACCGCGCTGATCTCAAACACACCAGGCTCTGGGCGGGTAACGCTTGTCACACGGTACAGCGGTACCGCCAGGTCGTCAGCGTCGAGCGCCCACACCAGCTCAGGCTCCGGTACCACTGAGTAGGCAGTGGTGACGGTTACGGCCCGGCCGCTCACCGATTGAACGGTGCGTGCCTGGCAGGTTCCATCCGGCAGGTTGAGGATCAAGCGGTCACCGGCCTTGGCCTGGGTGTCACGGTCCAAGCCGATGGTGCGGCCGGATACAGCAGCGATGCGCCCGCCAATTGGCCGGCCCGCCAGCAGCTCGTCCGCGACCGGGATCACATAGCCCGGCAACGGGATTCGCCCATCGAGCCCGACCTTGAAGGTGATGCCTCGATCTCGTGAGTTCGTCAGCAGCGCCCATTTGCCGCGGCGCTGGGCCTCCGATTCGCGAGTGCAGCCGATCGCGCTAATCTCCAGCACATTGTCGCCGTAGCGGCGCTGCAGCTTCTGGTCGGTCACCGAGGTGACATCGGTGTCGTAGCTGTTCGCCGGGTTGTCGTAGCTGATCAGGGCGCGGCTGTAGCGCGTGCGCTCCGAGGCGCTCGAATAGGTGAACTTGCCGTCGATGACGTTCGCCCGGGTGTAGGCGAAGTCGAAGTCGGTGTCGCGCGGCATGTCAGCCAAGCTGTACACCTGCCCCTGCGCCCAGTAGGTCATACCCCGGTAGATCGCCGAGATATCGCGCAGCAGGCTCCAAGCGTCAGCTTTGCCCTGAAGGTTAAGATTGCAGATGAAACGCGGCTCCTGGCCGCCCCTCCCGTTCGGTACCATCTGGTCGCAGTACTGGGCGATCCGATAGAGCTCCCACTTGTCGACCTGCCAGGGCTTGATGCGCCGACCCAGACCAAAACGGTCATTCACTGTGATGCCGTAAGTGTGCCAGGCCGGGTTGTCGGTCCAGGCCTCTTTGAAGGTGCCATCCCAGACCCCGGTGTAAACCCTGGAGCGCGGGTCATAGTTGCTGGGCACCTGAAATTTGCGGGCGTCACAGTCCACAGTGACCGCGGGAATGTTGCGGAACTGCTCGGCCGAGAACTCGATGTACAGCAATGCGGTGTTCGGGTATCGGACCTTGGCGTCGATCACCTCAGTCCGCCCGACGATCTGCATGGTGTCCGCGATCTTGTTGTTGTTCTGGTTGGGCGTCAGACGGCGGACGCGCAACAGCCAGCCACTGGTGGCCTTTGGCAAGTCGATGCGGCGGGTGCGCTCGTAGGTGCTGGTGGTCTTGCCGTCGACAGCCTCCAGCAGCACCTGCTTGTATGCGCCACCGTCAGTAGCGAGGTCCACGGCGTATTCAATCCGATAGCCTTTGACGTTCCCTCCTGAATCGACCGATTGCAGCATTGGCCAGGCAAAGCGCAGGCGGATTGCTGACAGCTCCAGCCTGTCGATCGCGCGGATGTAGGCGTTATCGCTGCGCAATTCGACGCTTTCGCTGATCTCGTTCTCGATGGACGGGATACCCGGGATATGGCCCTGTTCAACAGACCCGGTACGCCATTCCCACTTCACGTTTGGGAAGTTCAGGTTACCGGCCGGGTCGGCAAGCGGCGTGCTGTCCAAGTAGATGTCGCGGGCAGTTGGCGTGCCCTCGAACTCACCCTCGCCCACGGCGATCAGCATTTTTGCCACGGCGATCGAACGCAGGCTGTCCGGCGCCTCTGTAGGCTGTTTCGGCTTATCCGAGCCGCCCTTGGCGCCGACGATGTCCAGTTTCTGTGCTGCGCCCATGCTTTCCTCCAGGCGTAAAAAAACCGCCAGGCGGCGGTCGGTGTTCTGTGTGCGGGTTAGAGTTTGTCTTCGGAGTAAATAGCGGCGCTGATAACCGCGCCGCCCCACCGCCGGCGCCCCAGGCAGAGCGGCACGGGGTTGCCGCTGGCAGTGGTGTTTCGTGCCGAGCCAAATGCGTATCCCGGCTGATTCTCCGGCGCGGCACTGGTCTTCAGGCCCTTTGCTTGAGGACTGAGCATCTGGATGACTCCGCCTACCGCAAGAGATACACCGGTCGCACCAACGACCCCCCATGCACCACCAGCCGCGAAACCACCTATCCCACCTGTCGCGATTGTTGCCACGACAACTAGGGCAACACCGATGACTGTTTGCAGTAGACCTGCCCGCTTGCTACCAGAGATCACTGGAACGAGCCGAATTTCCTGACATCCGCCGAGGCTAAATTCATCCTCCCCAGTATTTTTGCCGTTCCGAAACACTGCAAACTCGAGCCCTTTCTGCTTCGCACTTACCAGGAATTTAGAGAACCCAGGGTGGTTCGCGTCAATCGCCTTGACCATCTCATACACGCTTCCCGAATCGAGCAAATAGTGATGTTCTCGGCCATATTTTTTCGCCAAAGATCCGCCCAACAGGATCTTGGTGCGAGGAGTGTAGTGAGCCGCTGTCATTGCCATGAGTTACTCCGGGCACAAAAAAGCCGCCCTGGGGCGGCAATGTTAAAGGCAGCGTTGAACTGCCTCGATTCGTCTGTTCTTTCGCCAATCCATCAAGCCGGACTGAAAATACACCTCAACTTTCGTTCCGTTATTTACCGGCTTGAAATCTGCAAACTCAACCTGACCGGCACTTACAACGGTTTTCCCACCTCCAGGCAATGGCTGAAGAGAGGCGTCGTAATGGGCGCCGGCAAGTGACTGCTCCTGCCAAGCGAACAATACACATTCTGAAACTTCGTTCACGGCCTTGGTGCTAGCTAGGGTCCTAGCAGGACCTTCGGCTCTACGCTCCCCCATGGAGGCACACCCCGCCAGCACCGCTACCGCTACCGCCACCGCCACCGCCCCAAACAGAATTCGCATGTGATCCCTCCTTGCTAGAGAAGGGATCGTAGCACCTAGTGCTGGCAAGATTTAAGCTGTAATGGCACCGTCAACAAAACCCAAGGCGGTCAGCACGTCCTTCCTGATATTGAAGGTCCGGCACATGAACAGCATGTGATTGCCATTCTTGGCCTCGTCGAGCATCTCGCGGACCTCTTTGGATACCACTGACCGATCCAAAATCATGTTGATCTGAAACTCAGCACCCTCAGGGATTTTGGAGTTGTCCATATCACCCTCGTTAGACCCAAGAATGACGTTGGCCCTCATTGTCTTCCCAAGATACTCGACCCTCAACACTTCGTTGCCTTTGGCGTTTCGCGGTTTTTCTCGGCTGCTCACTGGATTCATCTTTGGCATTCCTTGAGTTGATTTCGGTACGCCGAAAACCCCGCATAAACGGGGTTCACGGGAAATACTAGCGCTATCACGACAACCGATGCATGACAGTTCAGTCAGCGGTTGCTCAACCTGTCGCGCCAGTCTTTCGAGTCAGGTACATGGCCCTCGACTTTAGGTTGGCGATTCCTGCAGCCACAAAGTCGAACATATCCATGAGTGAGACCGGAATGTCTCCTGGTGTCGCTACCATCCCCGCAATCAATTCGTGCTGCGACAGGATGTACGCGTTGTCCGGAATCTCCTCAACGCTTTGCTCGCCCTTATGGTTGAAGGCAATCAGGTAACGCTTGAGCGGCTCACCAACAATTTGCATCTGTTCTCTTTTGGGGAGCAATTCGCCCTCGATAACGTAGGCGGCCACGAAGTTACGTGCGGAATCCAATTGATGCGCTGGAATGTCGGCAGCAGAGCGAACGCCAAAGGCTGCATGTATCTGAGACCAGATCTTTGCCGTGGCTCGCCTCTGAATCGGAGCCGGCAAGGAGGTAACTTTGCCCTTCACAATCGCGCCAAGCATGTGAAACCCGTCGGTACCGATGGTCTGGCCAAGCACGGTCATTGCCTGATCTGATCCGTGAGCGTTTACCGCGTGCCCTTCGTTCCAGTAGGACCACAGCGCATCGTCACATTCGTTCTGGTAAGCCAGCACGTTGTCGCGCAGATCAATGCGAACCTTGCTCGCATGAATCGACATCAGCCAACCAGGAAGCTTCTTCAATGGAAGGCACGCCATTTCGTACTGCTTGCCATCAAATCCAGTCGTCACCATCATGGTGATAACTGAAGCAAACCGGCCCGCCATCAACTTGCGGTGCTGGGTTTGCCAAGCCAAGCCCATGCCCTCAACCACTGGTTTCATCGGAACGAATGGATCGCCGTTCTTTTCCACAAGCAGAAGCTTGGCCGAGCGGAACGGGATGACACTGGATACAGCTGTGCTATTATTCATCTCGACGTTTTTCCTAAGCTGACTGACGTTATCCGAGGCCTCAAGCGCTGCAACGCTTGGGGCTTTTTCATGCCCGCTGTTTTTGCTCATCCTGCATCTCCTGCTCCAGAGATTTCCTGAGGCGGAAAACTATCTCTCCGCTCAGGCTTCGACCGTTTTGCTCAGCCCTCTGAGTGAGCGCCTCCCGCATCATCTCCACCAGACGCACGCCCACCACCTTCTTTTCTTTCGTCGTACTCATTTCCAGCTCCACGCTCATGTTTCGTTTGTGTAGTTTTGTGCGATTTGTGTCTTTTGTCAACAACGATGTTTCGTTTGTTGCTTTATAAGCCTCTAGAGGCATACGCTTCGTCCGGGGATAAAGCATCCTCGGACAGGTAAGGCAGTAAGGCGGAAATGAACGGAACATTTGCAGAAAACCTTGCGCAACTGCGTGCGAAGAAAGGGCTGACACAGCGCGAGCTAGGTGCGGCAGCGGGTATCGCATGGTCGATGGTTTCTAAGTACGAATCAGGCCAGTCCATACCGCGGCTGAAAATACTGATGCGCCTGGCCGACGCTCTTGGCGTCTCCAAAGAAGATCTGGCTGGTGATCCACCGAAAGACAAGAGGCTGACTCTCGACATTCCTCCTGAAGTGTCGGACCAACTGAAGCAAGTGGCCGAGGAAACCGGCAAGACTTTCGAGGAAGTGGTAACCGAGGTTCTCGAATGGGGAATCAAAAGGTTCGATGAGGATCCCGAGTTCGCAGCGAACGTGCTGAAGGGCGTAGAGGCTCGGCGACACGAGGACTCATGAAAGTCACCCAAGCCCGGCCAAGCGCCGGGCTCTTCATAACCAGGAGCGGCGATGATCGTCTACAAGTACATGAGCCTGGATGGTTTAGATGCTTGCCTTTCGAAGCGAACCATACGCTTCACTAAGCCGATTAACTTCAACGACCCATTCGACTGCGCAGCCTCAGCTGGCGACACCATGCAGGGTTTGAACATCCGTACGGTCGGATCAACAAATGCCGACCGACTGCTCTGCATTCGAAACGCGATCGGGATCCTGTCACTCACTCGCAATCCGTTGAACCCCCTGATGTGGGCCCATTACGGACAGAATCATACTGGCGGCGTGATCGCTATCGACGCCAAGGCGGCCGGCCTGGAATGTGCAGATTCGAACATCATTACCGCCAGTACCGGAAACATCATCTACACCACGGTCAGACCAAGCGTGGACGGTGATGAGCTTCCGAACCACGATGAAATTTCCGCCCAGCATGACAGGCTAATGCTCGAGAGACTTTTCCTGTACAAGTCGCTGCACTGGTCATACGAGGAAGAAATCCGGGTCGCTCGGCGGGTGGAATACACGCCGCAGCTCAAGCATCAAGACTTTGAGATTCCACATTCAGCCATCGTCGAGGTATTCCTTGGTGCCAAATACTTCTCAGCACTCAACGACGACTATGAGGGAAGGCTACCGAAAGTCCACCGTGATCATCCGGAGTTCTCGTACCAGCGCTGCTACGAAGACTCTCGGACCTGGGACCTTCGTTCAGAACCTTACAGATCTTAGTCGGATCTGGACCTTAGCCAAATGCAAAAAGCCCAGCGCGGGGCTGGGCTTCAGGCATACCACATCGACGTTACAGAGAACGCAATTCTGTCAAAGCTTTGGCAATGCAATATGGAATAACTGCGCAAGCCAGTCCCATCGCAGCGGAGGCTGCTTCCTGCGGGGCGCTGGTCGCCATATGGATACCTCCATAACCGATTACTGCCCCAATCAACGACATGATGATGGTGACGATCCACATGAACTTGGCCACTTGCATGCTTCCTTTGCTGTTTGGCCAAGGCGGAAGGCCATCGGCGCTTTAAGCTCGCGAATGTACTTTCTCTGAGCATAGAGTGTCAATTTGCCAGTATTCAGCCTGTCCACCCATCCACCCTGGACGGAAAGCCAGTACGCGGGCTGGGCCGGGGCGTAGTAGCGTTGTGCCTCCAACGAACTGCCCCAGTCCGTTGCCGGAAAGCCCATGGACTGGGGTATGTAAGACCTAGGAGGTCGATGTGAGCAATGACAGAACCGTAGATCAGCGCCTTAATGACCTTGAGCATGTGCTCAGGACAGCTATTGTTTTCAATATGAACGCCGCGGCGGTGTTGGGGCGACGTCTCGCCTATGGGAATGACGCTATCGCGAGCGCAATTGCGCAGGACCTACAAAGCCTGAAGTCCGAACAATTCCAAAACATCGACAAAGCTCTGCACGACAGCTACATCGACAACCTTGTACAGAGCATTACCGGTCGAGTTTGAATCCAGCGGCATAGTAGCAACCCAAGCGAGGGTGCTGAACCATCAGCACTCTCCAATCGGAAGATACCCGTCTAACTTCATCACGCTTTTTTTCGCTTGCCATATCTACTCTCCTGCGGCCTGGCCGCTTCATTTCGCGTCCCGATGACGCAACACAAGGCGTGTCCGGGCAAGCCAAGGCCCGCCAAACACGATGATTTCTGATGGCCTGCCGTACAGGTGGTGCAGCAGGAATGGGCCCTGGCCGAACACCTGGACCTGCTCGCCGGGCAGCTGCGGGTGTGCACCCAGGTAGATCCCGGCATGGTTCGGGTGCGCCGTTCGCCCCACCTCCATGACGATCATGTCGCCGTGCTGTGGCCGGTCGACCTGGTAGAAGCCCGCCGCCTCATAGGCCTGCTCGTACAAGCTAGGACCGGCAGCCTGCTCCCACCACCCGTCTTCTCGGGCGTAGACCGGGAACTCCAACCCCCACTCCCGCTGATACCAGTCCGCGCAGACCTGCCAGCAGTCCCAGGCGCCGTGCACGAATGGTCGGCCCAGCAGCGGCGTGCTGCCGCTTGGGGTGATGGTGCGTAGATCGCCTTCAGGCCAGGACAGGATGTGCCAGGGCAGTGCCGTGGCTTCGCACATGGCCAGGTCACGGGGTGACGGCCTGCTGGTGGCGTCGGGATGCGAGTGTACGATGCCGATCACCTCGCCCTGATCTTCCGCTGCTGCGTATTCCTCCGGCGCGATCCGGAACTCTTCGCCCGGGTCGCTTGCCGTGTTGCTACACGGTACGTAGATCTGCTTTCGGCCTACGGCCAGTATCAGCCCACAACACTCGCGCGGGTACTCAGCCGCGGCGTGCGCTTGCACGGCGGCCAGGATGTGTTTGCGCATGGTCAGCTCCGTGCGATCAGAGATACGGCTGGGAAGCCGCCGAAGGAAAGCTCGTTGGTTTCGCCGAAGCGCAACTTGCAGGAGCTGAGGCAGCCCTTGCACTGATCCTTCGAAGGGTCGTCCGTGGGGTTGTCCTCATCGTCGAACATGGCAGCGCCGGTGTAGTTGCAGTCAGGGCCCCGATAGCCGTTGGTCATGGCCCAGTGGCAAAAGGTGGTCATCTGCCGGCCCGGCAGACCGAAGCCGTCAATCTCGCCCGGGGAAGAAAGCTCCCACACGACCATCTCGCCGTCTTCGCCGGTCTTCTGGTCGATGTACCAGATCTCGAGCGCCTCTTGGGTCGGGTCTGCTTCGGGGTTCCCGCCCGGGAAGTTCTCGGCATCCAGGTACTGGGCCAGGGTCTCGCGTACAGTCAGTTGAAACTTCAGCAGGTCGTCGAACGCCAGGCACAGCGCAGTGATACGGCCGTTGACGTTGCCAGCGGACAATGTCGGCCGGGTTGCAGAGCCGTTGCTGTCCGCCCCAACACCTTCGATCTGCACTGGCCAGGCCGCATACTCGTTGCCCTGCCAGAAGATCGACTTGGCCGGCAGCTGATCGGCGTTCGCGCCGGCTGCAGCTAGTTCCTCGGGCGAGTGCGGGATAGCGTGGCCGTGGAATCGCAGCACGTCGGCGCCGTGTTCGGAGCCGTCGATTTCAAAGAGGATCACCTCATTGCCAGGCTCCAGCTTCTGGATGTCTCTGATCAGGGGCATGGATTGACCTTAAGGGTGGAATGTCTGCGTGAATGTTGCGGCCAGGGCGTAGATCAGGCCGCCGCGGTTGCTGAGCTGGTAACCGGCGCATTTGTACAGGCCGAGCTCTCCAAGCGGAGGCGTCCATAGAAAGGCCTTCGCGCCCTGGTGCCGATCAAGGAAGGCCTTTACGGCCTTCACTTGCTCCTTGGTGCCGGTGCACGTGATGGGCCAGGACTGCGAGCGGTTGTTCAGGCTTTCGCCAACGGACTGTTCGTATCCATCCGCAAAGCGTTTGGTTCGAACCGCAAAGGTGAACTCGCCCTGCTCGCCAGACTGCAGCCGCCAGGTGAATGTCTCGATAGCCATCAGCGCCCCTTCAATGCCGTGTTGATACGGCCGCCCTGCCTGAGATCCTTGGCCATCATCTGGTTGTACTTCTGCTCAACAAACGTCGCGAGCTCGCTGCCGAACTGCTCGTACCCAGCGGTGTCGGCCGACGAGGCGGCATTTCCCTCGCCATCGATGCTCACCGACACATGGATCACCGTACCGCCGCCCGCTCCAGCTGCCGCAGCGGATACCGGCCCAGCCCCCAGCGGCGTGATCGTGCCGCCCTCGGCCCCCATCATCAGGTAGGTCTTCCCTCCCTGATTCAGCAGCTCCGGGCCCAGTTCGTTGACCTGGTAGAGCGAGTTCGCCGCTACCGGTCCGCCGGCGGCACGTTGACCAGAGACGAAGTTGTCCATGATCTCCGGGCTGTAGCCAGCCTGGGTTGAGCCTGCAGAGGTAGGTGCGCTGCCGCCACTGAACCAGGCGCCCAGCGCACTGCCGGCAATGCTCGACAGCAGCCCTGAGGCAGCCTGCCGGGTGGCAATCCGCGCCATGTCCGCCAGGATCGACTTGGTGAAGTCGGCGAACGAGAACTTGCCGGATATGGCGAAGTTCGCGACGGAGTCTTCCATCGAGCTGAAGGCGTTGGTGAACAGGCTCTTGGTCTGGCCGGCGACATCACGGGCCGACTCCAGGTAGTTTTGGAATGCCGACGAAGCGCCGGCGCTCCAGCTGCCTTGGGCAGTGGTCATGTCGTTGTAGTTGGCGATCGCAGTTTCCTGCAGATCACGCTGGGTTTTGTCGAGCGCCGCGAGCTTCTGGTTGTACTCGTCGAGACTCATGCCGCGGGAGCCGTCACCGTACTGGTTGGCCAGGTCCAGCTTCTGCTGGTTGATCCGGTCGGCGATGCCGTTCTGCTGGTCCTGCAGGCCGCGCTGCCGGTCGCCCAGGCCGAGTCCTTCGGCAGATCGCTGGCCCTGCAAGCGCAGAGCCTTCACCTGCTGATCCAGCGCGCTGGTGTAGGTCTGCACCACCTGGGCCTGCTTGCGCAGCCGCCCCTCTTCGTTGGTGGCCAGCACGGCCAGTTCCGAATCAGCGTCCTTCTGCGCCTTGACCATGTTGGCCCGGGCATCGGCGATCTTCTGGTCCAGCTGGACCCGCTGGGCAGCCGAGGTGCCGGCCTTGCCCTTGGCGGCTTCGAGCGCCGCGATCTCCGCCTGGTAGGCGTTGGTCACCTCGCCTTTCTGCTGCTCGATGATGGCCGCGCGCTGGGCCGCGTACGACTCCTGGGAGATGATGCCGGCCTTCTGGGCTGCATCCAGCTCCTTCTGGTTGTTTTTGTACTCAGCCAGGATGGAGTTGAGAGTGTTCTTCTGTGTGTTGAAACCGGAGAGGTCAACAGCGCCAGCGCGCCCGACTGGGTCCTTGTACTGCTCGGCGATGTTGCTGCGGACCCTTGCGATAGCCTCGGGGTTGAGTCGAGCATCAGCTGGATCCTTCTTCCTGATGATATCCAGCGACCGCTCGTACTCCTTGAGTGCCTCGCTGCGTTTCTTGGAGTTGGTCCAGGCCGACTTCTCCAGGGCGTCGACCTTAGCCATGGCCTTGATGGTCTTCTCGTTGGCCTCCGCCTCCTGGCGGTCAAGTGCGGCGTTTTCCTCCTGGGCTGCTTTCTTATCCCTCAAGAACTGAAGCTGATCAGTGTAGAACTCGACCATCGTGTCGCGGTTCTGGAAAGCACCAACGTCGCCGCGCTCGGCACCGGCCAAGTTGATCTCGGCCTGGCGGATATCGTCGTCGATGCTCTCCCGACCAATGTTTTTCAACTGATCGGCAGCCTTGGCGACCGCGTTGTAACCGCGCTCCCACCAGCTCAGGTTCTCGATGATCTTCGGGGTGCGCTCGTTGATAGCGTCCGCGTAGGCTTCGGTGGCGAGCTTGACGGCGTCCGCGTGCCTTCCCTGCTGCTCAAGTGCGGCGATCTGCGAGTAGACGGAGCTCGTCAGGTAGTTGTATTGCGTGTTCAGTGCCACCGAGGCTTTAACCGGATCGTCCGCCAGCTTGACGAACTCGGCGATGGTCTCGGAAACCGCTTTCCCTGTTGCCTCATCCATCGATACGGCCGCTTGCGCCACATCCATGAAGCTGTCGCCAGCGATCTTGCCGCTACCGGCCAGGCTCGCAAGAACCGATGCAGCTGCCCCAGTTGTGCCAACAGTCGCACTCACCTGCTTGGCCATACTGCCCAGCTGGTCGGCAGTCAGTCCGGCGGAATTACCCGTCAAGATCAGCGCGTTGCTATAGGCGTCTGCCTCTTCGGAGCCTTTGTAAAAGGCATACCCCAGCGCTGCTGCTGCAGCAGCCGACACGGTGAAGGGATTGATCAGGCCCAGGATGTAGCCGCCCAACGCGCGCGCTGCCGGACCAAGCCCGCCGAACATATCCTTGAGCTGACCGCCCTGCTGCAAGGCAACCATCATGATCGGCTGGCCAGCGACGATCGACGTGAAAATATCAGTGAACTGAGCCGGTACACCTCGTAGCGCTGCAGCGGTAGCCTTTGCAGTCATGCCAGTGCTGCTTAGAGCAGCATCCGCACCGCCCAGAGCAGCCCTCGCCTGGTCAACCTTCCCCTTGTACTCAGCGAAAGTCTCAGGGTCGAGGACGCCGCTGGCTTTGAACCCCTGCAGCTTCTGCTCCATCTGATCCAGACGGCTCATGGCTGCGACTGTAGGGTCGATTTTACCAAGCAGGTCGTCGAGAGCCTGGCCCTGATCGCGCTGGGCAGCAGCGGCGGTCTTGGCGGATCCGGCCAGGCGCTCTTCTGTTGCCAGCAGAGCTTGTGCGCGGGTATTGATGGCGGCCTGCCGACTGGCGTTGTCCGACAGGACGGCATTCGCCTGGCTGGTAACTTCGGCGGTTTGAGCAGTAGCGCGGTTCAGCGATTGAACGTACTCGCTCGCCTCCAGGGATGCCCGCGCCATGGCCAGAAGTCGAGCCTGCTGCTCATCAGCAGTTTCTGCGGCGCGGTGGCTTGCCTGCGCCCCTGCGTCAGTGGCGGTCGTCAGCGCGGCCTGGGCCTGCCCGGCCTGCTCAGCCCCGGCCTTGAATGCAGTCATGCCCGCCGCGGCGGTGGTCACGGCACGGCCGACCGTGATCATCTGCTGTGCCAGCTCAGCCTGCTTGGCGTTGAGAGCCTGCAGCTCCTGAACAATCTGCCGGGTATCACCCTGCATCCCGCTCAGCGCTGACTCCCAGGCGCGCCCGGTCTTGCCCGCCGATTCCTCGCTACGCTTGCCAGCGTCTGCCAGCTTGTCGAGGTCGCTTGCAGCCTCGACAGCATCGCCGGAATCAACCTTGATCCCGAGTTCGGCAATGGTGGTCATGATCTACTCCACGGATTCGGCCATGACGGCCAAGGCCTCGGCCTCCATTACACGGAGATCGGGAAAAATGTCGGGAAGGTCGCGGCGCTTGATGCCGAGCATCGAAGCGATGGCCGGGATGATTGAGTAGTCCAGGCCCGAGGCACCGCCCATGCCCGTCCGCCACTGGGTGGACATTGCCTCGAACAAGCGGAAGGCTGTCCAGGCGTCCGGCCAGACCTCTACCTCTTCTTCAGGAAGGTCGGCGCGGCTCAGGCCGAGCATCGCCAGCTGCCCTTCGGAGGCGCCCTGCTCGTAGACAGCCCTAGCCGCTCTCTTCAGTTTCCCAGGCGGGCCGGGCTGTATGCGTTCTGGAACGCGTCGATGACAGCTTTGGGCGCGCCAGTGCAGGTTCGCACCAGATCGAGAATGGCGTCGTCACTGAACTCGTCGTCGAGATCCCAGCCGACCACGATATCCTTCAGCTGAATAGCCTGAAGCTCGATCTCGGCGGCAGTGGCGTCCTTCCAGCTGACACCTTCCTCCTTTGCTTTTTCCGCCCAGGCATCGCGCGCCTTGTTCCACTGATCGAACATTTCAGCGAGAGCCACCCGGTCCAGGTAGCGGAACTGGAATTCAACAGGCACCGGTTCAGCACCAATACGCGGAATCTGCACCACTGCGCTGAACGTTGGGTTCTGTGCAATCTTGATCTTCGCCATGAGGTCTCCTTACACGCCGGCCAGGAAGCGAACAGGGCGACCGGAGAGGCCGACACTGATGGTCCGAGTCATGAGCTGGTTGCGCTCCATGGTCGGGGTGCTGGTGATGCTGACGTAGCCCGGGAACAGGATCTGGTCACCACCCGGCAACTTAAGCCGAAGCACTGTCAGCTCTTTGGAGTCACCGAAGCTTTCCACGGCACTCACGTAAGCAGCCGATGGCTGGTCTTCGACGGTGACCGACAAGGTGATCGGGTTTCGGTTGGTCGGGAACTGGAGGTCGTCGTCGTTCTCCAGGTAGCCCACGGTCAGGAACTGCTGCTCACCGCCTGAAACGGTGAACCCTGTGACCTTGGAAATCTGTGCCCAGGTGGACACTGGAACCACCGAGCCAACACCAGAGCCAGGCGTGAACTTGTCGATGTTGGTGGTATTGAGACCGCCCAGCGAGAAAGTGTCAGCAGCTACACTGGCCGCACGCACTGCGCGGTCAGTGATCAGTGCCCAGCCCGAGTTAACCAGCAGAACGTCACCGTTCTCGATCTCGTGATCGGCGGCGGTAGCCACGGGCGGCGCGGCGTTGGTCAGGGCGGTAAAGGCGATGGCGGTGCCGAGTGCGGAGGCAATCTCCAGCACGGAACCGTTCGGCAGCGGGAAGCGTGCGGCCATGGTGTTTTCCTCTTGGATAGAAACGAAAAAGCCCGCACGCGGCGGGTTTCTGTTAATGGGCAGGGTGTTAGCAGCGGTGCAGCATTCCGCCTGGGCGAAGCTCTTCGCGGATCACTTAGCGAATGGTTTCGGCAGGGGCAGCGATCTTGGCAATCTCTCCGCGAAGATAATGACCCAATCGGGTCTCGGTGATCGTGGAGGACAGCAACCGTAGGATCTCTGCCGCATCGCCCTTCTCGATGGCACGCTCCATGTCGGTCTGACCATCCTTGGTTTCGCCCCAGGTAGGATCGATGCCAAGTCCAAGGCCAGTGCTGACGTATTGGCCATTGGCGCTCTTCGCCATGGTCACGGCGAACTCGTGCGCAGTGCCGATCGAGCCTTCATCAATGAACGCCTCGCTGATATAGACCTGACCACCTTCAACAACGAAAGGCTGATCCGGGCCCGAGATCACGATGCTAGCCACCCCGCCATGACTGATAGTCAGCTTGCCCTTCTCCAGCTTGATCGAGGCGCCCATGCGGGCCTGCACACGAGCCGACGCTTCATCGACGGTCTCGGGCCGCTCGTAGGTCAGCGTGGTACGGATGTCCGAGCCGTCGCGATCGAACGAAATATCCTCAGTCGAGAATTCGGCGCTATCTCGATGCTCGGCGGGGATTTTCATCACCTGGTCGCCGATGAACTTGTAGCGCTCGACTGCGTTGCTGGGCAGGTCGCTCTCTGCCCACTCGCCAACCGTCACAGTGGCCATCTGCGGCTCAGGCGGCAGGCTGCCGAGTTGAATATCAGGGCCGTTAATCTCGAAGTCACCTGAATCCAGATCGAGTTTCCAGCCAGCGCCATGCTTGGCGCAGGGCGACTTGGGCGTGTAGTTGGCGGATTGGATCGAGCCGCGCATTTGTGGATCTCCAGAAACAAAAAAGTCTCCGCAAATGCAGAGGCTTGAGATGGACCAGATGGTTGGCGCCGCTCTTCCAGTGCCCTACATCGGACTATTGGTCCGCGACGCCGCGGTAGGTGAAGCTGGCCGGGACCGTGTAGGTCGCAGGCTCGGTGATGGTGGGGCCCTGGTCAACTGGTTCGGTGACCAAGCCCTCGAAGCCGTTGCGGCTGAGCGCCGAATCGACCCGGAAGAGACTCGAAAGCTCCTTCACCAGGGCCTCAGCGGTTTCCAGAGGCTGGCCCGCCGGGCAAACGATGCTCACCTGGTAGACCCCGGTGTATTCGTAGGCCTCGCCAGCGAGGTATCGGCATGTGGTGCCGCCCGGGAGCAAGAAGGCGCGCAGGTAGGTCTCGCCCTGCGAGGGCTCGAATCCTTCTTCGAAGTTCGCGACCCGGATCTGGCGCCCTGCGGCCCAGCCCATCAGCTTGATCTCTATGGCCTGTCGAGCGAGTGCCTGGCTCATACCTGGTTGTTCCTGATGGCTTCTTCGACGATGGCCTTGAAGCGCGCCAGCGTCACGCGAACCATTCCGCGGGGGGCTTGAGTCGAATGGCCATACTCGAGAGGGATCGCATATGGCAGATTGTTCACGATGTATGCGGTCTGGCCGATCGTCAGTGCCGCGACCTGCGCCTTCAGCTCGGCGATGGTCTCGTTGCCCGATCGGTCGATTCGATCAAGCTCGCCAGTTGCCGGCGCATCAATGGAGAACTGCCAGTTGCCCCGGAACCGTCCGCCGACGTAGCCCTGGCCTGCTACCAAGCCGTTGGTGGCGAAGTTCTGCTCACGCTCGGTCTTGGTCAGGGGCTTGGCGTACTTGACGCCCTTGCGCAGATTGCCGGCTTTGGTGAAGTTGTCCTGGTTCAGGTTGATCAGGGTGTTGCGGACCGCGACCTTGAAGTCGTAGTCATCGGCGGCCCTGGTTGCCTTGGCCCGATGGACCACGTTGGCCGCCCATATCTCAGGGTTGCCTACCGGCGACATGCGGATAACGCTGCTGCCGATCTCGATCACGATCTCGCGGAAGGTAGCGTCGAGTGCTTGCTCGGCCTGCTCGGCGAACGCCCGGATAGCCTCGGCAAAGCCGCCCTGCAAGCCGCCGTAGCGCTGGGTCATGTGTGATCCGCGGGGCATGTCACTTCCTCAGTTGGACGGTCCAGGTGGCTTGGGCTGGGTCTTCGGATACGTTGAGCGTCCGGAACCCGCTGATCAGGTCGCCGATCTTCGGCACGGCCGGGGTGGCGGTCACCGCATCGGCCCGTCCTTCGAACAGTTCGCTCTGCAGCACCAACAGCTTCACGTCCTCGGTTTGGATGCGCGATCCGTCGATCTCCTTGGCCAAGTAGCTGCCGAACACGCCGCGCCCGGTGTAATGGATGGTCGAGGCCGGGACGGTGCCGCCGATCTCAGGGTCATATCCACCTTTGACAGTGCGGCTCCCTACGACCGGCCTCACCGCATCGGCCAGGCCATCTGGGTCGTCGAACGCTTCCGCCAGCTCGGCCTGGAGTTCTTCTCGCATGCCCATGTGAAATACACTCCCACCAACCCCACAGCAGAGATCGGACATGAATAAAAAAGCTGAATGCGAAATGGCGATACGCCAACTTGCTCACGACTGGGCAAAAACCAAGGAACAGCCACCAGGTTGGCACCCGAGTTTCGGAGAGTTCGAAGACTGGCTTCGGGCCCAGGGCTATGGTCACTACCTGGAGTTCCGGAGCGAGAGGCCCGCCCACGATGTTGCCGAGCAGTGGTTTGACCAGGAGCTCAAGCAGACTTGGCGAAACTAAAGCTGCTCACACCCTCTTGAGCATCACGGTGCCCTGCCGACGGGTCCATGGCGCGATCAGATCCAACGCGAAGTTCTCACCGCTTGATCGCTCGACAGTCCCCGCGACGTAGGTCTTACTGGTCGAGGTGCCAGCCTGGGCCGACACAGTCTTGCTCTGGATCTCGCGCTGGGTGTCCTTGTAGAGCTGGCCGGCGGCGGCCAACTTGGCCACCTGCGCGCCAGCACTCACGATGGCGTCCGGCACCGGGTCTGGCACCGTTCGCTTTATCTTGGCCGTCAGCCAGGCGTTGGCCATGGCCACAGCAAGGACCGCATCACCGGCACCAGCCCAGCCCTGGCCGAGCTTTTCGTCAACGTCAGCGACAGTGATGAAGTCAGTCATGGATCACTCCTGGGGGATCAGGGCTTGCAGGTCGGGCTTTTTCGCGCTGGCGTCGAAATCGATGCCCTTGGCAGTGAGCCATTCCTTCAGTTCGGGAGCGTTCATCTTGCGCGGGTCAGTCTCGGCCTCTTCTTGGCCGTCTTGCTCGCCAACCTTGATACCCGCAGCCTCATAGGCCTCGACGATCTCGGGCGCCTCGCCTTCGACCACAACATGCGTTGCGCCGTCGATGACCCCGAAGAACTGGCTCAGGAGCCGGTAACAAACGCCGCGCTCGCGACCTGGCTTGTCGGTGTAGATGACTTTCATAGCGATCTCCTGCACAGGGCGCCAAGTCGGCGCCCCGCATCATGGGTCAAGGGGTGGCGGTGCCGCTGATGACGGCGGCGAACGGTACCTGCTTGCGGTCGAACACACGTTCCCAGTTCGCAGCGCTGGCGTACTGGGTGGCGCTCGGGCTCAGGTTAAGGTTGTTGCTGCCTTTCCAGCTGAAACCGGCGGGCTGCAGGATGAAGGTTTTGCGTTCCCACAGGACTTCGGCACCGCCGCCATTGCCACCGTCCGGCTTGCGCTGCAGCTCGACCGGCACATGCGGAGCCCCCTCGCCATAACCGAAAGCGCCTTGGCCGAAGAATACCGACAGGAATTGACCGGGCGCATAGGTCAGGCTGTCATCCATGAACACCGGCTTGCCGAGGTAGGTGGCCAGGATGATTTTGCCGGTCGAATCGCGCAGGTACTCAATCAGGTCCTGCTTGACCATCTGGTTCATGACCACCGAGTGGACGCCGATGGCTCCGAACATGTCGGCCGCATCGCCGGCAGTGAAGGCAGCGTCCTGAAACGCGGTGGCGCTGATGGTGGCACCTGCGTCCTTGACCATGTCACCGGCATTGTTGGCAATGTTCGACGCGATGATGCCTCGTGCAGCGCCCAGCAGATAACGCTGCCACTGGCGGGTCCAATACGTACCGAAGCGGTTGCGGATGTGCTGCATGGGCTCGCTATTAGCCAGCTCAGCAGTGAGGTCGGCAACACCGTAGCCTTTGTTGAGGTAAAGCGTACGGGCCCGCATGCTGCCCTGCTCGGCCTTGCCGACCTCGCCCAGGTCATCCGGGTTGTCGTTGGAGATGTTCGGCGCCTCGTCGGCGTCGAGATCTTGCCAATAGCTGATCTCGGAGGTGCCCTGGCCGTTGTTGGCGATATTGTCGAGCGTCGGCGAGCGGGTCACGATTCCCGATTCGAAGACGGAAGTTTTTTCAGGGGTGTTCACCGGCGCCAGCGCGCCGTAGTAGTCGCGGACGAAGATGTCCGACAGCTGGGTCGTGGCCATGGATTAGGTTCCTTGGGTGGCTTGCAGTTTTTTGAATGCTTCGGGGTTGTCGCGAGCGATCGCAGCGCGCTCGGTCTCGGTGTACTCACCCCACTTCTTCGTGGCCTTGCCACCGTTGTCGCCGGTCTGTCCGGCACCCTGGGCCCTTGGCCACAGGTGGGTAGCGGTTTCGCGCAGCGATTCCGCCCATTCGAGGGGAGACAGTGGGGTCTTGCCGTCCTTCCCGTACACGACTTCGCCGGCACGGTCGGTGGCAACGGGCTCGCCGTCTTCGCTCAGTTTGAAGGTGCCCCGGGCGCGCAAGATGATGTCCTCGGCAGCCTCTGGCAGCGCGCCGGCCTTGATGGCGGCAGCGCGGATGGAATCGGCCAGCACCTTGTCGCTGTACTTGGCAGCGAAGGCTTCGGCCTTGTCCGCGCGTTCGTTGGCGGCCTTGATCTGCTTGTCCAGGTCGGTACGCAGGCGCTCGGTGCGGCGGGTGATGACCTCGTCCAGCTTGCCCTCGGCGATCAGCTTGGTCTCCTCGTCCTGACCAACCTTGGCCAGCAGACCCTTCACGGCCTCGATATCCAGGCCTTCGAATTGACCCTTCAGCTTGTCCAGCTCGGTCTTGATGGTCTTGTTGGAACCGATCAGCTCCTGGTTCTTGGTCTTGAGGCCCGAGACCTCACCGTCCAGGAATTTCTGCACCTCGCCGCCCAGCGCCGCCTTCAGCGCGGCGGTTTGGGTTTCGTCGAGGGTGAGGCCGTGGGCGGCCGGGTCGAAGTCAAAAGGCATGTGGCTATCCCCTGGGGATTGATTGGCCCGCCTGGCGGGCATGAAAAAGCCCCGCAATTGCGAGGCCTGTAGATCGCGCCACGAAATCGTGGCTCTGCGTTTTGTGGCGCGGATCAGCTGATGCCGGCCCGCTCAAACGCCAACGGCTCCAACTCCTTGAGTTGGTCCAGCGTCAGCGGCTTGAAGTTCTTGTCCAGTTGCAGGGCGGCGAAGCGCTCGGCCGTCAGCCCCCCATCTCGGAAAAGCTTGCCGCGCACCGGCCCCAGCGCGGCATCTTGGAAGGCCGCCGGCTGCGTTTTGAGCCACTGGTAGTAGCTGAGACTTGCCGAGACCTGCCCGCCGCCATCCGCACCCACTGCGGCCCTCGTGGCCCCTTGACCGAACAGCGCCGACAACCTGGTGATCGGCGTGATGGTGGTTCGGCAGTGAATGTGGAACGGCGGCACGGGCCCCTTGCCCACCTCGTACTCCCGGCCATCCAGGCTCCGGCACTGCACGCTGGTCTTCCGGTCCAAAGTGGCGACGATCCGATAGCCCGGTACAACCTCGGCGTTGGCCTTGAGCGTTTCCATACGCGCCGTGGTGGCCACATGCTGGACTGCTGTCTGGACGACTGCTCGGGCGCTTCGGTTCGTGACTGCCAGCACACCGTCGGTGAAGTTCTGCGCGGCGGTGCCACGTATTGCCTGCGTGATCTCGGCGTTGGTCTGGCCTTGGACGACGCCCATGCGGATGGCGTTGGTTGCTCGGTCCGACTCGACACGCGCCCAGCCACTGAGGAATGACTTCAGTAGCTTGCCACCGTCGACGCCCGCCACCTGCAGGGGCTGCGTGTTGATCGCCGCCCTGAGCAGCGAGTCCGCCGGCATGATCGCGTCGATCAGCAGCGCCTTGGCCAAGCTCCGGCCCTCGAATGCGGCCTCGTACTGCGCGATGTCCACCAGGTCGGACTGCATCCGGTCGCTGAAGGCCTTGTAGATCTCCAGCAGCTTGCCGCCCACCCGCCCAAGGAACTCTTCCAGCCTGCTCCGGCCGTAGGTGGTCAGTTCCTTGCGGGTGAGCTGGTCACGGACATGGCTGTCAGCTCGGCGCAGGTAGGTTTCGAACTTCTTGACCTCGCCAGCTTTGAGCCGCTCCAGCAGTACCGCGTGCCTACTGACCTGCTCCAGCAGCACCTCGTCCGCCGTCTGCGTCGGTTTCGTCGCCATCGTCTTTGTCCAGGTTGACGCCGCCCGCGTCGTGGTCGTCGCCGATCAGCTCGGCCTCTTCGTTGTACGGGCGCTCGGGCAGCTTGCCAGTGGTGAGGTACTGCCAATACGTCTCGGCGCTGATGGTGCCTGCCATGACGCTCTTCTGCAGCTCGGCCAGCACCTGGGCGCTGACCTCAGGGATCACGAACTCAGGCTTGACCGTGAAGACCACCTCGTCGGGGTTGAAGCCGGTCCACTCTGCGGCGTACCGCAGGGCCTGCTCGATGGCCTCTGCAGCGGTCATCACGATGCTATGCAGCGTTGCATGCTGGTCGTTCTGGCGGGTTTTGCGGGCCTCGCCCGATTCGGTGCCTGAGACGTCCATGACCTTGGCGCCAGCTTCGAGCGCGGCGTTCTTCTGGTCGCCCATCGCCGTGCGCACTGCCTGAATGCCAGCGCCCTGGAACTCTAGGTAGCCGCATTTACCGTTAGGCCCAAGATCCCAGGCCGCAGACGGCCCGGTCACGCTGAGCTCCACACTCTCGTCCAGCCCAGAGACCCACGGCTGCGGGTGGCTGGTCTGGTGCAGTGCGGTGAAGTAGTCGGCACTGAGCTGGTACGACTTCAGCGCAGCCCGGGCCATGGTCAGCAGCGGGACCTCGTCCACGTCCGGTGAGTTGTCGGTCGAGCCGCAGTAGATGACCGGGATGTAGCCTAGACCGCGTACCAGATTGGCGTTGCCGTCGACGACACCCAGTGGCCGGTCATCCTCTACCAGCTCTCCGGCCTCGTTGCGCACGCCAGTGCGGCAGACCGTGCCGTCCATGTAGAACTCGCGATAGACCGTCTCGCATTCGTGGCTGTACCGATCCTGCTCTTTGCGCCGGAATTCACGGAACACTGACAGCACCAGGTCCTGGCGGCCGCCTTGATCGGCAGTGTCCCAGTTGATGGCGTTGCGCACCGCGTAGGTGGCGAAGTACGGCTGGCCCGCATCATCGATGTTGACCACCAGCGGTACCCGGCCATGAGAGATTGCCTGGCGCACGATCCGCAGGAACAGCTGAGTCAGGCCGAAGCCGTCGGCCGTGGCGTTGTCCTCAAGCCCCTTCAGCCCCGCAGGCAGCTTCACCTCGGGTATCAGCCGCGATACCAAGCCCATCATCGAGCGCAGCGAGTCACGCACCCAGTGCTCGTACTGAGCGCGGTCAGTGTAGTTCCGGTAGAGGTAGGCATTGCCTGCGCCGTCCAGCTTCTCTGCCTCGACCATACCGCTTGGCTTCGGCAAATTGCGCGGGCTGCGCTTGATGGCGCATTCGCCCTCCAGGGCGTCGTCCATCATCCGCCACTCTTCGATGTGAGCGTCGTAGTCTGGATTGGTTGATTGAACAGGCATTACGCCAAACCTCCGATGCGGCGGGTGCCGGCGGACTGAGTCTTGATCGGGAACCGCTTGGCGATGAAGTAGCCGGCGGCGTCGTTCATGTGGTCGTGCCCCTTCTTGGGGTCTTTGTCCGGCTCGCCTTTGTCGGTGTACGTCTGCCGCTCCAGGCACTGAGTGAGCTGCGGGCACTGGTCGATGTTGACCATCATGCGCCGCTCCCCGTAGGTGTTCAGGAACATGGCGTTGACCGCGTTGATACGGTCCTTCACGCCGGGGTTCTGTGAGTCGACCACCACGGTGAAGCCGGCTTTCTTGAGCAGGGACAGGTCCGATTCGCTGGCGTTTTTGCTGCTGGTGTTCTGTCCGCTGGCGTCTGGGTAAACAGAGACGCTGTGACCAGAGAAACGCACCTTGATCTTCTCGATCATCTCGGGCGTGTCACGCACCGAGTGGAACTCATCCAACGCCAACGGCAAGCCGTCTCGGACCACGTACACAACCGCGGCCATCTTCATGACGTTGAAGTCCATACCGATGTGTATCGCCTCTCCCGGCTTGATGCGCTCGCTGGTCCGGCACTCTGCCCTGTCGAATGTGTAGTAGACGACCCCGGCATAGTTCTCGAACCCTGCCTCGTACTCCTGGCGGAACGTGCGCGGGTCCATCTTGCGGCGAGCGGCGTCCAGTTCCTCGGCCGGGACGTTGCCGCCCTGCAGCGAGGTGTACTGCCAGCTCTTGTGGTCAGGCTCGCCGCCCGGCTGCCCGTCGCGGTAAGTGTCGTAGCAGTGATTGAAACCCTTCGGGGTGCCGATCCGCAGCGCATGTCCGCCTTTGCGCGACTCTCCGGTCTGGGGGATCGTGTACTGGCAGGTCGAGAGCATCGGCCGGAGGACTTCTTCCCAGGCCGCCCACGGGCAGTCCGCCCACTCGTCCACCAGGACGAAGAACAGGCCCGAGCCCCGCAGGTTGTCGTAGTTGTCCAGGCCGACCACGCGCATGATGTGGCCGGACTTGAGAGTAATCGAACACTCGGTCTCGTTCGGCCGTGCTGCGCGCCACGCCTCAGGGATGGCCTGCTTCAGCCGGCGCCAGAACACCCGCTTGGCCTGCTTGAACGTTGGCGCCCCATACCAGATCTCGTCCTCGACGCTCACGCCCCACTCCGCAGCCAGCCGGGCCGCGCGGCGCATCTCTGCCTTGCCGAGGAAGGTCTTGCCGAATCGTCGCCCGCACACCGCATCACGGAAGCGCGCCTCAGGCTGGAAACCCCAGCAGTAGATGTTCGCCTGCTTCGGCGTCAGCTTCACCGGCGGATCATAGGTACGGGGTAGTCGGGACACCTTCGTCTGGCTCCAGCTTGTACTCAGCAACGGCGTGCTGCTGGTCCGCCTGGGAGCCCAGGGGATTGTCGGGTTCCAGACGGCGATTCACGTATACGTCGCCAACTTCCTTGGCCGCCTGCTCGTAAAGCTGGGCAGTCAGGGCCAGGTTGCGCATGTTCTCAGCCTTCTCGGCCATTCGCCCAAGCCCGCGAAGCCGGAACGCTCGGTTGGCGATCGGAATGTCTGCCGTCTCTTCACGAAAGCGCTTTCGGCATTCGTGGAACAGGTCAGCCCACTTTTGGGCCAGGCCTCTGCCTGCATACTTGGTTGGGTCATGCGACTCGCACTGCTGGCGACTCACCTCGATCCCGAATTCCTTCTTGACGGCCTCCACCACCTGGCTGGGTGAATCGAAGCAGGCCAGAGCCTGAACAATGAAGGCTTTGACCTCGCTTCGTAGTGCTGCCATGGGTTTGTCATCCGTCAAAACCTGTCAAAAATCAGGCCGACTTTAGTAGGCAGGTTCCGCAGGCCCTCGAAATGTTGATCTTGGCCACCTCAGGCGGCCGGCTTGCAGCGTCAGATGTGCGCCCAGGACTTCCTGTTCACGACATCAAGCGCAGTTCGCTTGTGAACCCCGTATCGGTCAGCCAGGCATTCAACACTGGCTGATCCTGAGGCGTGCAGGCTGCGCATTTCGAGCACTTCGACTTCGCGCAGCTTTGCCTGACCGTTCGATTCACCCTTCGCGCATTGCAGACCTGCGGCGTACGCATGCTGCTGATTGGCAGACGAGGTGATCCATTCCAGGTTGGTCACTGTCGCATTGCCCTTGTTGCCGTCGATGTGATTCACCTCAGCCCCGGGGAATGGTGGATCACCAAGGAATGCGGTCGCAACAAGCCGATGAACCAACTCAGTACGCTTTCCTCCCGGGAAGCAGAGATCGACACTCAGGTAAGGCCTGGACTTGCTTCTGCCAGGCGTCTTCAGGATCGACCCGGCCTTGGCGCAAGTTCGCGAGGTCAGTCTTTTCACGCGCCCCAGGTTACTGATGGCGTAGTCAGGGTAATCGGCGATAGTTTTCCATTGCTCAAGCATTACGCTGACCTCAACAGGCATGTACCACATGCATTGGCGATTGACGCCCGACTTACGGATGGCGTCTTCTTCGCCGCTTCGACCATTCGTGCAAGATCGCCTTCAGGGTGACCCACGCCATAACGCTCAACGATGGATACGAACTCGCTGACGTCATGGTCTCGCATGGTTAGCTTGGGGAGACCTTCTCGAGTGAACTTGGGTGCGCCGTACTGATCGGTTGCCTGGGCAATGTGGTAGAGCTCGTGCTCGACCAAGGCGCAGAACTCAGCCTCGGAGCACTGGGCGCAGTAGTCGGCGGCAAGTGTGATCAGGAACTCAGGCTCTTCGCCGAACCAGTCGCGCAGCTGCTGCTCTTGGCGTGCCTTCTGCCAGCCACCCGCGCGGATCATCAACTGCTCAGCCTGGCCCAGCACCGACCTACCCTTCTTCGCGAAGCTGGACGACGCCCACATGACTCCGACGCTCGCATCGATTAGATGGGCGTGTTCTTCGTTGTGGATGCTTCCAGTGGTGGCGAGGATCTCGCGCTGTATCCACTCCCAGACTTCAGGAGCTGGCCTGAGGATCAGCCAAGGCGACTCAAGCAGATCGGCCGGTGGGATCGGTCTACTCATTGTTCACCTGCACCTTGAAATGGTGGCCCGTTGCCGGTATTGGTAGCGATTGACTTTTTGGAGGCGAAACGATGCTGAGACTTACCGAAGGCGAAAAACATTACCTTCTGGAAATGCGCGCACTCTCAACCGATGCAGAAGGCAACGATATTTTCGTGGGCCTTACCAGCGACGAATCGGAGCGATACCACTTCCTCAGTAATCCATTGCGTCATGGAGCGCCGGAAGAGAACGAGGAGTATCTCGCGCTCAACCAAAAGCATGAACTAGCGCGCCACCAGGTGCTGGCAGCCGAGCACATCAAGCGTACCGAATCGCCTACGCAGCACTGAGCCACCCTCCGGCGGTGGGCGCTTCACTCACCGCCGAGCAGCACATCAATCAGCTTCTGTTCACCCAGCCGCATTGCACCCAGGCACTGCAGGTCGTCGCACTTCGGGCCAAGGCCAAAGACAGTTACCTCGCCCCTTGGGCCGATTATTGTCAGCGCGCCCACGGTGCATTCAGGATGCTCGCCAGCATCGAGGTCATCGGCGATCTTGCGCAGGGTCTTGGCAGCATCGCGCCAGTCCTCCCGCTTGAACTCAACGAGCTTCGCGGTCATGCAGTCACCTTCTGTAACCACTCTTCAATGATCCGGCGCAGAACCGGCTCGGTCAGGATGGCTGATGGTTTGTCGCCGGCGATCACCGAGCGCACTAGATCACAAGGCAGCACATGGACACCGTCAACAGCCGCAACCGTCAGGTGCGGGCGATGATCGGCGATGTCGTGGATATCTGCGCTCATGCCTTCTCCATACTGTAGGTTTGTGCGTGCGCGTGCCCGTGCAGCTCTGCGACGATGAGGCCTTGCGGCAGGCCGGCAGCCTTGGCAGCGTCGATGGCCTTGGCGATCGCGCCATCCAGCTCTGTCAGTGCCTCGATGATGTCTTGGCTCAGCGGCAGCGCGTGATGAAGGCGCGTGACGTTGCCCATCAGCTGAATGGATCAGCAGGCTTGGCGATCGAGCGCACAAACCACATGAAGCCCTGCTGCAGGTTGGTCTTGGCCAGGGCCAACAGCCGCGGATCAACGCCCTCGATCTGGCCGATCTGCTTGAACAGGTCGCCGGCATCAGCCTCCAGGGCCTTGATCGAATTCATACCGTCGATCTCGCTCTGGGTGAGGTCGCGGTAGCCGGTGATCTTCTTGTGCTGGTTATCCATGGATGATTCTCTATGCTGTTTGCAAGGCCTAATGGAGAAGGACGCTATGGAAGGAAAAAAGGATCTCGCCAAAAAGCATCTAGAGCTGATCGACCAACTCAAGCGGCTTTCTAGCATGCTGCACGATCACCCAGGCGGCACCGATCCACTGCTGGTCATGCGGCTTGATTATCGAATACACCAACTAGAACAAGCTGTCGTGCAGGAGAAAGGCTGGCGATCTCCATTTTCGACAGGGGTTAAAAGATAGGCGCCTGATCTGTCAGTCAGCATCGCGCCACGAAACGGCGCATGTCGATTTCGTGGCGCGGTGGAATTATCCTATCCGCGAATGAATTACCCCACAGGGATCGGGATGACCAGACTTACCAAGATTCGTATTGCCCTCACGCTTGGTGCGCTCGCCGGAATCGCTCCAGTGACATTGATCTTCCTCTGGGGACTAATCTATTTGGTCATAGCCATCGTCTATATGGATAAGCTTGCCTTGCCAGTGACGATAATCGCCATCTCTGTACCGAGCCTATGGGGGTGCTGGAAATCCTATGCAGCCGCAATGGCGAGCAAGCCCAGGCACCCACGTGACTGGCGAGTTATCGCGTCAGTCATTGTCGCCACTTTCTGGGCCTTCCCATGCAGCGCGGCAATGAGCTGGGATCTCACGATCCTATTCACCTTCCTCATGCCGGGATTGACTGCAGCGATCATGCTCGCCGTGACCGAGTGCCGCGCTCGCAGGAATGGTCAGAACGGCGAGGTTACGGCGATACCCGATTGAGGGCCTCATCAGCCTTGTCGGCTGCCTTGGTCGCGGTAGTCGCCGCCTTGGTTGCCTTCTCGGCTGCCGTGCTGGTCTTCCGGGTCAGCTCATCCAGGCGATGGTCACGCTGCAGTGTGGCCTCGTCGTAGGCGGCACGGATCTCGGCGACCTGCTGGCGGTAGGAATCTGCCAGCGCCCACTGCCCGAGCTGGAAGCCGAAGAACACCCCGCCGGTGACCAGCAGCATCGCGATGAACCACACCTCCACCCGACGCCACCAATGGCGAGCCATGAATTGGATTGCGCACTTGTCCATCAGGTAGTCCCTCCGAGCTTGATGCGCAGGCGGGCGATCTCGTCGCTTTGCAGCGTCACCCGCTCTGTGAGGTTGGCGACCTGACTGGTCAGGGCTTCGATTTTCCCTTCCATGCGGCCGACTGTTGCGGCCAGGTCATTGCGCTCCTTGGCGAACTGGTCAGCGCGGGCCTCGGCAAGCTTGCGGGCCTCGCGCTCCGAGTCGAGCAGCTCATTCAGCCGGCGGACGGTGCCTATGTCGGCATTGTCCATGGCGCGGTCAGCGGCATCCTTTGAGAGGAACTTACGCAGCCAGAGGAAGCCACCCAGCAATACGGTGCCCGTGCCGCCCAGCCAGGTAGCTGTGCCTGGGCCGAGGTCGGTTGGGTCCATTCTTAACTCCGGAAACGAAAAAGCCCCGGCAAATGCCGAGGCTTCAATAAAAAAACCCGGCCTTTCGACCGGGCATCCCGAACCGCCTTGCCGACCCGTGTTGCCACGAGCATGTGCAGTTCGGATAGCCATACTGCCATGTAATCGCTGTATCCGCTACGTCAGCTGGAGACGCGGGTCACCGGTGAACCGCAAAAGCTCAACGCAGATAAAGCTTTACGCTTGCGGGGCGGGAACTTCATCAACGCTGATGCAGTGCTCAATTTCGGTGATCTTCACAAGGGCCTGCTCTGCGAGCGGATAAGCGCCAAACACCCGACCTTGGTAGAACACAACCCATACGAACTCTACCGGTTCAGAGCCACCGAAAGTGCGAACCAGATCTTGGAACCTCTCAGCCAAGTCATCGAAATGCATCTGCGCCATGCCACGCAACACCATGCTGAACGCTCCTTCACTCAAAGCTGCATTCTGCGCTCAGTGAAATGTGTGGGCAACTCGGGGCTTGATTTCAAGGGTGCAGAGGGCCGGTGCTTACCCGGCTTGATGGGCTGGATCGCTGGGTCACGTACCCCAGCCTCTCATCGCGTAACCGATCAGGGAGCGCACGGCTTTGATCAATGCCACTACCGACTTAGCCCAGCTGCCTGGGCGTGTCATCTGCATAAAACGGGACGGCCGACACAGCCAAGATCCTCGGCATTGCCTAGACTGCAGCCCAGACCGACATGATAGGAATCGTGATGAGATTTAGAATTGACTATTTCCTGAGGGGAAAGGAGCGATGGTGGTGCTGCGAGGCATCAACTGACACCCTATCGCTCGATGATGCTTTGCTCGCACTCATCACGCTCCACATGTCCTATGAGGACCAGGTATTGCGCGTCGATCTGCCTCGCACCTCAGCTCTGGATCACATTCAGCTGGCGAAGGAGCTCGGTATCTCAGACGTGAGAGTGAGCCCCTCAATAACAAAAAACCCCGATTTGTAGGTCGGGGTTCGTCTGTGTCGTGCTGCTTGCAAGCCGCATAAACGAAAAGCCCAGCACGACGGCGGGGCTATGTTGAATCTTAAGAGTAATTTGCCAAAGGCAAAACTCTAACAGTGGCGATACGGTATCACCAGCCGCACGGGAACGCAATAGGCCCTCAAGCGGCACTCTTCATTTCGTAAATTACGGCCGCAACTGGTCCGAGCGCCATCCGATCCACATCCTCACAGCAGTCGAACGCCAGCCGCACGAACCCACCCCAGTCGCGCTCCCAGTTGGCTGATTCCAGTCTTACCCCGTAGTGAGCATCCAGCCAGGCCCTGAAACCTTCCGGCGACGCCAGGGGGTCATCGTTGGCCGACTGGCCGCCCTGGTGCATGTAGCGGTACCGGGTCATGACTCCCTTCACCACGTACTCGAGCTTTTCGCGCTTGGCGGCGGTCATGCGCGGCGACTTGCTCTGCACCAGGCTGAAGATCACTTCCTCTGCTGTCTCTCGGGTGTCGTCATCCAGGCGCGGGTTGTACATGAAGTTGCCAAAGGAGCGGACCTGGCTGTGCAGCTTGCCGATCGCCGACTGCACTCGCCCGGCAAGCGCCTGGTGCACCGCGTGGCTCGCACTGCGCTGCTTGTCGGTGGTCTGCACCATTGCTCCCAGCAGGCCCAGTTGCTCGATGAATGCACCCTGGCTATCCCAAGCCGTGTAGAGGCAGTCGTGCCATGCCTGGCGTGCGCTGTTCAGTTTCATCGGGCACCCTCCTCGCGCTTGCGCTTCATTGCGATCAACTGGCCGCGCCCAAGGCACCAGGTCGAAGCGATTGCCATGGCCAGCAGGAAGATGCAGGCCGTATCGGTGATGGTCCAGTTCATGCTGTCTCCTCAGGCTCGTCATTGCGCGGGAAAAGGTTCAGCCGCTCGTTATCGCCTGCGTCATACAGGCTCCGAGCCTTGGCGTGGCGATCATTCCAGCGCTCGGCAGCAATGCGCATAACATCAAGTACGGTAAGGTCGAAAATGTGCTCGAAGGTGCTCAGGGAGCACGAATCGATGTTTGGCCCCTGCGCACCGCAGTCATGGCACCAAACGTGCGCCGAGTAGTCCTCGTCGAAATGCTCTGTCTGCGGCCTGTCGATCGCCACGGGCGAGTTAGTGACGAAGTCAAAAGCCGAAATGCAGGGGGGGCCTTCGCAGAATGGGCAAGGTGCCAACTTGATTTGTTCGGTCATGCCGCTGCCCTCCTCAGGTCTTTGAGCTTCTGCCTGTACAGGGCCTTGATGGCCTTCAAGTCTTCGATGGTGTAGCGCTTGGCCTCATGAGGCCCTTCGATCCAATCGACCCGTTCTTGGCCAATGCGGCGGATCAGCTCCAGGCGGTATTCCACGATGTTTCCCGACAGCTGCGTGTTGCAGGGCGAGCACTGCTTGTGCACGTTGAGCGGATCGAAGCGAAGCTCAGGACAGGCAGCGGTCGTGCGATAGTGGCCAGCGTCATATTTGCCTTGGTGATGCCGCCCGCAGCTGATGCACGGCTGATCGGCGTCACGCAGGCGAACCCAGGCGTTGAACGCCTGCTGCGCCTCGCGCATGTAGTCGCCGCGGCTCTTGAGCTTCTCCTTGCGCACCTTGACCTCGCGGCGCTCGCGCTGGTCGATGGCCTTGCGGGCCTTCTGCTGGTTGGCCGGGGCATGGGCAAGTGCGCACTTCGGACTGCACACCACCTGCGTGCTGTTGAAGCTCGGCCGGAACTTCCCCCCGCAGGCCTTGCAGGTCTTCTGCTTCACTTCCTTGATGGCAGTCCGCATCAGTACCGCCCTCCCCACCGATCCGGCTCTGTCCAGCGCACGCCATGCTCGGCGCCGAAGGCATGCATCACCTCGAAAAGGTCGCTGAACCACTTCTGCGACTGCTTGCGGGTCGAGACGCCCAGGACGACGAAGCCACCGTCGATGCCCGGCACCGCGTCCTGCTTCTGCACCGCCGCGCTGAAGATGTGCTTCCAATCCTCATCGGTGAGCTTGCGGCCGTACCACTCGACCTGCCGGGAGACGTCGCGGAGCATTGCCCACATCTTCCGGTTGCAGACGTCAGGGCGCTTCTCGTCCTTGATGACCACCACCTTGGGCTTGGTCAGGTCGATGGCGTGGAGAGCGCCGTACAGGCGGTTGAGGTCCTGACTGCTGCGAATTGCGAACTCAGCCACGGCTCCCCTCCTTCACCCAACGACGGATTGCCATCTCGCAACCTGAAATCAGGCACACACCATTCGCCAGGCCGCGGTGGGTCTTGTTGGCCCCGCACCCGCACCAGCATTTCGGCTGGCGACCTGGGCGCTTCTTCCTGACTTCCATGTAGCGGATGTGGCCTGGCTGCCCGCCGACCTGGCCCCAGCCGTTCATGCCGCCACGCATGGCTGCCGAGCGCGCTGCAGGAGACATGCTGTTGAGGTTGGTCATGACGCCACCTTCAGGCCCTGGGCCTCGATGGCTGCCAGAACATCCGGCGCGTAGTACATATACCCTGGCTCCTCGTCAGGTAGCACTACAGCCACGGCCTCGCGGGAGGCCTGCCAGAACAGCCAGTAGCACTGCGCCGCATAGTTCAGGTACTCGCCATCCTCACCCTTGGCCAAATGACCAGGGAACAGGCCACCCTCAGGGCTGAGTGCAAACTTCTCGAACTGCTCGCGGCTGATGTCGCGCATCTTGTTGGTGTCCATCAGTGCTTCTCCCCGCGAATGTCGTCGAGCGCCGCCTGCATGCGGCCGTGGATGTCGTCGTAGTCCTTGACCGACGCTGGCGAGAGGAAGCCTGCGCCATCCGGCTCAACGAGATCCCAGAGGCGCCCGTAGAGACGGCAGAATGAGTCGCAGGCGCTCATCAGCTTGTCGATTTGCTCTTGAGTAGCCATCACACCCCCTCCCCGGCCGGCTGCCCGGCGCGCTTGATGTTCAACTTGGCCATCAGCTGCGCACGGCAGGCTGCGGCTGTGGTTGGGATCTGCTGGATCTCCAGCAGGCGGGCCTGCTTCTGCCTTGCATGCTCTTCGGCAAGCTCGGCGGCGCTCTTCTGGCTGTCGTGGCCGATGCCGGTGGCGATCTTGCCGTCGAGTGCTTGGCCGTCCTGGGCGCGGCGCAGGACGATCTGGTAGGCCCGGTCGAAGCGCGCTTGCAGCCCCTTGTCGCTTTGCTGGGCGGCGCGCAGATCGAACAGGCCGGTGGCCACAGCGGCGATCTTCACGCCCTCGTGGCTGTACATGCCAATCAGCGCCTCAATCCACGCATCAGCAGGTGCAGGCATGCCGAAGTCCTCGGGCGTCGGCTGGCACATGGCGATGAACTCGCCCACGCTCGGCGCGAAAGGCTTCTTGAGCTTGCGGCACTTCTCGATGCCGAACTCGATCTGCTCCAGCGTGCGGATGCCCTCGGAGGCGAACTCCTTGATCCACTCCTCCTTGGCGGCGGCCAGGGCTTCGGTGGATGGCCACGCCTGGCGCCAGGCCGGGAAGATCCCGCGCAGGCGGCGGAACAGGTCGTTCACCACCTCGGCGGTTTCCAGCGACACGACCACAGGGCCGCCGTGCAGCTCGGGCGGACGGTTGGCCATGGCGGCCATCAGTTGGTTGGCTGATTTCATGGGCGCACCACCAGGTTCTCTGCCCATGCAGTACTGTCGAAGTCAGGCTCACTGCTCTGGCGCTTCACAGGGAACGGTCGAACGTTGCTTGCGGTGGCCACATCGCGCTTCACCCACTTGACGAGGAGGCTCACCCATGAGGCCTGGGTCTCGAAGCGGCCAGACGCCGAGTAGTGGCAAACGAACGCAGCGGTCGCTTCATCGGTGAACAGGTCAACAGGGATGCCCATGCGCTTGGCGTAGGCCTTCAGCAGTTTGTCGTCTGGCTTCCACTCAAGATCCATCTCGGTCGGAAGCTTTGGGTCAAAGCCCGACTCCTCGCCCGCGCGTTGTGTGTTGTGTTCTTCCCTTCCATTCCCTTCCCTTCCGGGGTCAACTTGTCGCCCACCAGTCGACGACTCCTCGGCGAATTGTCGACGACCGCTCTCCGACTCATCTGAGTTTTCCGATGGCGGCGCGGGGTATTTGAAGTTTTTCTTCTCGATCTTCTGGTGCTTCCAGCCGCAGACGTGCAGGTAGTTTTTACCCGCGACCCAGTAGCTCATGGTCAGGTCGGCGCCTTCCAGTTCGCCCAGCAGAGCGCTCACCTGATCGGTGGTGATGTCGTCGCCAGGGAAGACCAAGGCCTTGATGGTGCGCGGGGCCAGCGGATGGTTCCCCCCGTCGTCGCAGAAGTTCCAGATGCCGATGAACAGCAGGCGCGCCAGCGGACTGCAGGACATGACCTGCTCACTCGACCAGAACTCGGGTTTGACAGTTCGAATGCGGGCCATCATTGGGCCTCCTTGGTGTTCTGGGCGGCATCAATCGCCTCGCGCAGGCTTGGCTGTGCTCCAGCGCGCTTGTGGAACCACATGACCTCAAGCGACTTTTTGGACTCGCCTTTGACGATGCTCGCGCCGGTGTAGGAAGAGCGGGCAAGCGACTCCAGGAAGTCCAGGCGCTCGGCGTCTTTGGCCATCTCCTGGGCCAGTCCCTCAATAGCGCTGCCGTCATCGTCCATGTCGGCGCCCAGCGCCTCACCGATAGCGCCGATGTCACAGGCAGCAGCCAGCAGCATTCGCTTGTGCGACTCCAGCTCTTTGCTCAGCTGGTCGCGCTCAGCTCTCAGCTCGTTCTGTCGCTCGATGGCTGCCTTGTAGGCGATCAAATCGCTCTTCTGCTCGCGCTCCATGCGATCGATTTCGGCGAGCAGGCCCAGGATTGTCGAAGGCGTGCAGGCTAGTGCCAGGTCCGCGTAATCCTTGTTCTGCGCCATCAGGTCCGGGAATGACCGGTTCTGATGTACGTCGAACACAATGCCGCTGTCGTTTCGAATGTAGAGCGCGCCGTGGCTGCGCATATAGCGCAATGGCTGGTGGCCGTCGCAGGCTGCGGCCAGTGCTTTCAGGTCAACCTTGTCGGTAGTCATGCTGCACCCCGCACGGCCTTGTCGTGGGTGTGCAGGCCGTCCCAGTTCTTCTTCATGGGCAGATCGCCGGCCAGGTACAGGTCGTACAGACGCACGGCGCCCTTGCGCAGCAGCATGGGCGTGAACGAGATGAACGGGTCTTTACCGTGAGGGGTGATCTGCTGCTGATGCTCGGTCATGTAGCGGTCGCGGGCATACGCAGCAACGCGCCAGCGGGTGCCGGACTTGCTTTCGTTGTAGAGCCAGCTGCGACCCTCAAGGAAATGGCCTACCTGCATCACGTTGACCCCATTCAGGCCCTTGCAGAACTGGGCCGGAGTCATGCCTTCCTTGAACAGGTTTTCAAGGTGCTCGATCTTTGTGGCCTGGGCCTCGACCTGGATGGTCAGTTGCAGGCGAGCCTGTTCAGCTTCAAAGGCGAGCTGAATCAGATCCATGCGGGAGAGTTCGCGGGGCTGGACCAGGTCGTTGAGCTTTGACACCACTTTGCGGCGGACGGACTTGGATTCGCGCATGGCTACCAAAAGGCACTGATCCTTGGAAAGCATCAGGCCTTCGGAGGCTGGACCTCGCGAGTTCCTTACTACGAAAGTTTCGTAGTATTCACCGTCGAGCTCGTCCCGGCAGCGAGCAGTAAAGTCGGCTCGGCGGACTTCGCTTTCGCCGTACTCGGCGCGCGCGCTATTCACCAGGTCGAGCAGATCAAAGCTGCTCATACCTCGCGCCACGAAATCGTGGTTCGCGTTTTGTGGCGCGAGAGCCACGGTATTGCTTTGGATGGTCTGATGCATATATGATGACCTCACACAAGCGTTACGAATGCAGTACAAGAAGCCGGTCTAGCCACCGGCTTTTTTGCGTCTGCGGTTTGGGTGTTGGTGTTTTCAACGGCAGTTCCTCATGAGTCCCTCAGGGGCTTATCAGCCCTTTCGAAACGACCGAACATTGCTTCGGCCGGGCTCTGTTCTCGTCATCCGGTCGAGAGCCTCATTGATGATTTGTGCCGCCAGTTGCTCAGGGGTTAAGCCCTTCTGCCTGGCAAGAAACTCCAGATCTGAATTGCCCTTCCCGTCGAGCTGGATCTCCAGCTCTTTGCTTTCTGGCACAGGGCCTCCTCGGCCACTTCAGGCCACGTCAGTCTTCGCGTTAAGCTCTTGCATCATCTGGTCGAGACCGCGTTCCAGAATTTCCCTGGCGAGCACAGCCTTCTGCGTGCGCTTGAAGCGAGCCATCGCCGACAGCAGATCGTCGGCAGCCTCATCCAAGCGAACCTTGGTGGGCTTGTTGTGCAGGTGGTCGGGGTCGAAGTACGACACGGTGGGTTCCTTTGTGGTTGAAAGTGGTTAAGCGGCGGAAAGCGCGTGGGTCGGGTTGCTGTCGATCTGGCTCCATGGGAACGAAGGACACAGATCGGCACGATTCACAGCGCCATTCGTAAGCGCCTCAATCTGTAGTGCGCGCTTGGCTGGGACCGTGCGCTCTCCTGAACACCATTGGTTGACGGTGGGTGCCGCAACATTCAGCCGGCGCGCCAATTCCGCCTGGCTGCCCAGCACGCGGGATGCTTCTTTGGCTGCTTCTGCTGATTTCATGAGTTCTCTCCTGGAGATTTACCGATGAATATAAGGCATTACCTTATTTCGTACAAGCCATTGCCTAACCACACTGGCGATAGGCCTAATTAGGCAATGCTTACCGGACCTGAACTAGGCGCAGCCATTGAGGCAGCGCGGATCGCCAAGGGCGTATCGAAGAAACAACTCGCAGACGACTTCCAGGTGAAGCCTCCGTCGGTACAGGGCTGGGTGAAAAACGGCAGAATCGACAAGTCGAAGCTGATGGACGTCATCGCCTACTTCGCTGATGTTGTAGGCCCTGAGCATTGGGGTCTGCGCCCAGGATTTACCTACGAGAGTCTGCCGGACGCCGCCTCAATCTCGGTTGAAGAGCCGGCGCCCACCTCGGCTGCGGATATGGTTCGCAACATGCTCGCCAAGCAGGGCAAAAACCTGCCGGAAAGTGCCCGCGCGCAGCTGATGGCAGCTGCCGAAGCTTCGGACCAGGGCAACGTAATCACCGTCGACTTCTCCCGCCCGGGGCTCGTCGGGGATGAGGTTCGGATTGCTCACTACGATGTGCGTGCGGCCATGGGCAACGGCCAGGCCACGCACGACTACCCGGAAATGCTCAAGGACATCCGCGTCAGCCCGAGCCATCTCCGCGAGCTGGGTGTTGAGTTCGAAGAGCACTTCCACTTGAAGGTGGTCACCGGCTGGGGCCAGTCGATGGAGCCCACCATCAAGCACCGTGACCCGCTGATCGTGAACATCAACGTCCGCGACTTCGTGGGTGACGGGATATACCTCTTCGTCTGGGATGACCTGCTCTATATCAAGCGCCTGCAGGTGGCTGATGAAGAGCACTACGAGATGATTTCGGACAACCCGAGGCACAAGGATCGACTGATCCGGCGGGATATGACCTACATCCAGGCCAGGGTGCTGCTGGTGTGGAACGCTCATCTGGTTTGATCCGCTACATTCGAACCAAATGACCTGAACCTACGCCTACCCTGTCCGTCTTTACTATAGTGATCCTGCGCGCCACGTTTATCGGTTTTACGATTTCGTGGCGCGAGGTGGATTGACTATTTCTCTACGGAGCCGATAATCACGGTCCGATTTGGCGAATTTCGCCATCGAGTTTTCAAATGGAGGCTTTCATGTCAATCAAAGCGGCAGCACCGGCCCTTATAGTCGCCGCTCTCGCCTTGGTAGGTGACTACTCGACCATCTCGCATCAAGAAGACTCACGCGCAGTGCGTGAATCATGTGCCAACCCAGTCAGCTTATCCAACCTGCGCGGAGCTATCTCCGAGCTAACACAAGGCTGGGCTGAGCTTGATTCGGTCTACTCTCAAAGCGTAGCTGCAGTCATGAAGTCGAGCTCGCTGGACGATACCAAGTATCTCAAAAATATCGAGCTCCTTCAGGCTGTTAGGCAGCTTGAAGAAAATCTTCGTTTGGCTGATGTGCCTCCTCCACTGCAACCCGATCACATCGCATTGCGCAGGGCGATCGCGAAGGTTCGCACTAGGATGACTACGATTGACAGCATCTATCAACAGTTCTTCGTCAAGCCTGAAGAGTTCCAGAGCGATCTGAGCCGTACCGGTCTGCGCGACCTGGCTGAGCACACGACACGTAGACTCGGCCAGCTGGCCTAAGGCACTCGATGACGGTAGAGGTATCTTTCCATCCAGGGACGTTTGGTGAGTTTTTCTCTCCCATAGACGAGAAACACCCAAGGCTTTCAGATCTGCTGCTGAGCGAATTCCGTTCGTATATGGAATCAAATCGCCTGGTCATACCGTCGATTTTTGGTCGCGACGTGCCCTACACGCAACCACCTTTGGCACTCCAGTCATGCCTAATGCACATCCATATCAGGATCCCGCCCAACTCCTTTCCGAAAGGCGTGCCTCAGCATGACAGGGTCTGCAAATTTGGCCGGCCTGGCGATGACGCAGCGCTGGTTTACGTTCCGGGTGAGCTTTATGAGAATCGTTATCTGATCCTTGCGATGTTCTGGCCTGACGCGCATACCAAGGCTAGGGATAGATCTGCCATGCGCTATCTTGCTCGATTAGCTAAAGATTGGCGCGAGAACAATTAGAACCAGCCCGCCTCGGCGGGCTTTTTCATGCTCGTCAAAAAGGTGCCTCCTCCTCTACCCTCTCCTCCTCCCAACCCTTCTCCACGACCAAGTCGTCTCTATCCTCGGCGCTCTGTTCCTCCCAGCGGACCGTCACGCTCTCGTCGTCGTTGAACGTCAGGTCCAGCTCCGGCGTCTCGGCCAGCAGCCCCATCACCTCCTCCCACTCCATGTCTCCGTCCGTATCCAAGCGATGGATCGTCACCCAGCGCTGCGATTGCGCGATCGGGTGATTGATCATCGACGAGACCCGCAGGCCCAGCCGCTCGAGGGCTGTCATTTCTTGGCGCGCTTGTGGAGTCGACTTCTTCTGCTTGGCCATACCTTCCTCCGTTAACTGTACATCCATCCAGTATTAGGCAGAGCTTACCCGAGCTATCGAACGATGCAAGCCCGGAAAGCGGATTAGGCACTTACGAAAAAAGTTAGGCATTACCTATTTACAAAAATTAGGCATTGGCTTATCGTTCATTCCATCGAGGCGCTACACAGCCCCTCGGGAGGCCCTCAAGCCGATGCTCTTTAACAACCAGCGCAACAACCAACAGACCGCATTGCCTCTACCGGCGACCGGCGCCAGACAGCCCCGAAAGGCTGCCCACGACAGGGAGAACCCTGTACGGCTGACGAAGGCGAAATGCCTTAACCGAGCGAATGACCTGGCAAGCAATGCGCCCCGCGAATCCCAGCGGCAGAAGGGAGAGACACCGATTTGAATTAGCGCCCCGAGCTTCGGCATTGAGGGGAGCCGGACCTCATGCACCCTGCCCAGTCAACCGGGCAAACGAGCTGCAGCGTGCATGTTGTAGGGACCTGCGATCCATGGCGAACAGGCACTGATTGCCGCCATGAGGAGGAAGCTCGAAGCCCACACCGACGACGAACGGCCAGCCCTGCAATCAGCGGCGGGTAACTGGCCAACACCGCTGACGCAATACCCCTGCCTGTCGCCAGTAGCGAGGCCGGGATTTCACCAGGTGCCATTCCATGAGTGGCATCCGGGAAATCACCCCAACAGAAAGGAGCTCCCATGAGCGGATTCACGAAAGGCCAGGCCGTCATCTTCACTAACCCTCGCGGTACCGAAAGCTCGGGCAAGTACGTGGGCACCAAGAACCTGGGCCATGGCCGGGGCGGCGGTGAGTACCTGGTGGTGGACGTGGACGGCGTGGAGAAAAAGGCGCGAGCCAGCAAGGTGCGCGCCGCCTGACGATTCACTGAAGCACCTGGGGGACCGGGTGCTCACCAAAGCCACTTGCACCAGGTGGTTTTGGTGACAAGAGGAACGACCATGCGAAAAGGCATCATCTACGGCGTGGGCATCAACGACGAGCGAACCACAGATGGTTGCCCCTTCTACAACCGATGGAAGGGAGTAATCAGAAGGTGTTTCGCTCCCGGCAAGAATGAAGCGGCCCGCTATGCAGGCTGCTCGGTTGATTCGGAATGGCTGAGATTTAGCGCGTTCAAGCGCTGGATGCAGGACAAGCCTTGGGAAGGCAATCACCTAGACAAGGACATCCTCAGGCCTCAGGAGAAACGCTACTCGCCTGACACCTGTGTCTTCGTGCCGATCTGGATCAACACACTGCTTAACGACTGCGCCGCCAGTTCAGGTGCCTTGCCGACAGGCGTCTACCTGTTCCGCAAACGCTACATAGCTCGTGCACATGACGGTCATGGCAAGCGCCTTTTCATAGGCAGCTTTGACTGCCCGCACGAAGCACACAGGGCCTGGGCCACCGCCAAGGCCGGCGTCATCCGGCAAGCGGTCGACCAATACCGCACAACCGACAGATTCGACGAGCGTGTCTGCGCTGCCCTTGTGAACAGGGCGGATCAGCTCGCTGCAACCTGAAATCAACCGCCCTGGAGGGCAGCATGTACACGACCGACGATGAATTGAAGATCCGCAAAACCGGGCGCGTGACCATAACCAAGGACGGCATCAGCGTTGAGGGTTTCGACGTGAAAGGCGCGATGTGTCGCGACGTTGCCGTTGTGGCTGCGGCCTGGGCGATCGGTGAGCTGCAGCGCGAGATGCTGAAGACCATCCAGAAGCCCGGCGGCGGGAACATCGGCGTCGACTGAACAACCAGCGCCACGTCAGCCTGACGTTAACTGCCCGGTCTACCTGGTTCCCCATCACCAGGCTGCATCGGAGTGTGATCTGAATGCGCAGGCTGATGCGCAGGGAAAGACCCAACGGGCTTTGCACGACTTTCCTTACCCGACTCTCGTGCATCGACGCTCCGTAGGGCTACTCATCTAACCGCCGCCCTTTGATGCGGCAAGCCGGAAAGAACGCAGCGCCGGCCAGATCACACCCCGATGCATCCCGCATCCCCTTAGAGCGTGCGTAATCTCAACTGGATAGAGCCCCCGCCAACTGGCGGAAGGATGCAGGTTCGAATCCTGCCGTGCGCCCCACCCCTTCCCTTCACATCGACCGCATTGGCAGGCGCCAGGCCAGCTTTCACGGTGGGTTTGGTCACCTTCGCCTGGCTCCTGGCCAATGCGATCCTGAGGATCAACCATGAAAGACGAACACAGCCTCATGGCCTGTAGCGCCATCGAGCACAACGCGATGCTCTGCTTTAACGCGATCGCCGAAAACGCCACCAGCCCTTCGGTGCTTTACCGCCCAACCTTGAGCGTCGATGGGAACCAATGGTGCGCACTGTACGGTGAAGACCTGCAAAGCGGTGTAGCCGGGTTCGGCGATTCGCCGGGAGCCGCCATGTCCGATTTCGAAAAGAACTGGGCAACTCCGCTGCCAAGTTCTCCAGGCGGTATCGCGCTCGCCGCCCGGGTGAAGCCATGAGCGGCTGGATCAAGTGCAGCGACAGGCTGCCCGAAATCGGCGTGACTGTCCTGGTCTACGCCCCGCCGCAGCCAGACGATTGGCCGGACGACGTTCGCATCAGCTTCGATGCCTTGGACCCTGACGCGGATGATCCGCGCTGGCTGGTGCATGGCGAGCACTACGAGCACTTCTGCTGCGTAGCTCTGCCGGAAGGCAGCGTCGGCCCATCCGAGCAGGCGCCCTACACGCACTGGATGCCCTGCCCACCCATCCCCACCGACTGAACCCACCACCTGGAGGCGACCATGGGCGCACTTCGAGCAGCACAGTTTGAGTACGACAACCGGCAGCCGCCTCCAGTGATCGATGCTCTGGCGGATGCCCGCTTGGCCTGGCAGGAAGAAGCCGGGGAGCGGCTGGCACGGGGTAGCGACATCAAGGTACAGCGCCGCCTGCGGGCGCCGCGCATCGTCACCTTCGCTGAGTTCAAGACCCACATCCAGATGCTCCTGCTGAAGCGCTGGGAGGACGGCGAGGACAAAGGCGACTGGTTGGCTGAGATCGTCATCCAAGCGGCCTTTGGCGAGCCCTGCAGGACCACGGCGGCGAGCCTTCTGGGCGACGACAAGCCAGATCAGCGTCTCATCGATGTGGCGGCAGAGTTCCTTGAGCCACTGGCCGATGACGCACTGATCGCCCAGCAAGAGGATGCCGAGCTATGAGCCCTCACATCCTGATCGACCAGGAACTGGATGCAATGGCGCATCCCGGAACGCCGCTCAGTTGGAGCGTCATGCTCCAGCGCCAGCTCACCGAAATGATGGCGGATCAGCGCATCACCATCGAAGAGTTCAACCACTACTGCGCACGACTCAACAGGGTTGTTGATGGGCGCAAGGAGGCTGCATGACCACGCCAATCGTGAAGACGCTCATTGACGAGCAGGTCGAAGAAGTGAACGCCACCCAGGTGCGCGGCACGCTGCGGTTCCCGGTGGGCATGCGTGTCGCTGACCTGCCCTACCCGATCAAGGCCGACTGGCTGAAGCGCCGACCCATTGCTCGGCCGAGGCCATGCCCATGACCAGCTACCAGCGCGCCCGCCGCTTCGCCTTCTGGCGCGGCAGCTTCACCACCCTCTTCATCTGCACTGCCTGGATGCTCGCAAGCGCCCTGGCCGGCACCCTCACTTCCTGAATTCACACCCGGCGCACGGCGGGCCTTCGGGATAACCGTACCCCTCCGGGAGCGTAAGCGGCGAGAGCGCGCAACCATCCACCGCAGCCAGGGCCGGGGTCAACCTCATGCCCGGGTGACCTGGCATTTCCCTATTCCAACTGACGGCGCTCGCATGGAGCGCGAGGTGCATCCCAATGTCCGCACAACAGCAACTGATCACCGTCGACGACATCAGCGAAGAGAACGCCCCTGCCATCTACGTGCTGGGCGGCCTGAAACCTTTCCTTGAGCACACCAGGTCGCAGGTATGCGGCGAAGTGCCAGATCTGACCACCCGTAAAGGGCGCGAACGCATCGCCAGCCTGGCAGCTGAGGTGAGCCGGTCCAAGAAAGCAGTGGAGAATCCTGGTCGAGATTACTTGCGCCGCCTCAAGGAGATGCCGAAGGTCGTCGAGGCCGAACTGCGCGAGTTCGTCACTGAAATGGACAAGCTTCGCGACGAAGTGCGCCGGCCTCTGAACGACTGGCAGGCCGCTGAGGATGCCCGGGTAGACCGGCACAACAGCGCCATTGCCCACCTGAAACTCAACGCCCAGGACCTGGACGGCATCACCGCCGAGGACTTGGCCGACCGAATCGCAAAGGTTGAGGCCGTCGCCCTGGGCGAGCAGTGGCAAGAGTTCGAAGCCGAAGCCGCCCGGGCCAAGGACGATTCGCTGAAGGTGCTGCGCACTGCATTGGCTGCCCGCCAGCAGTACGAAGCCGGGCAAGCTGAGCTGGCTCGCCTGCGCCGCGAGGCTGATGAGCGCGCCGAGCAAGACCGCATCCGGATAGCACAGGAAGCGGCGGTCGAGCAGGAGCGCCAGCGCGTGGCTCAGGAGCAGCAGGCCGCGCGGGAAGCCGCAGCCCGCCGCGAGAAGGAGCTGATCGACCAGGCCGCTGCACAAGAGCGCGAAGCTGAGAACCAGCGCCTGCAGCTCAAGTTGCAAGCCGAGCAAGCAGAGCGAGCCAGGGAGCAGGCCGAGGCAGACCGCGTTGCCGCCGAACAGCGGATGGAGCAGGAGCGCCGGGACGCCGCTCGACGGCAAGAGGAGGCAGCCGAGCAGGCGCGCCAGGAAGAACGCCGCCGCGCCGATGCTGCAGCATCCGAGATCCTCCGCCAGCAAGAGGCTCGCGAGGCCGACAAGGCGCACAAAGCAAAGATCAACCGCGCCGCCCTGGACGCCTTCATCGCAGGTGGCATGCCTGAGGACTGCGCGAAGCAGGCAGTCACTCTGATCGCTCAGCGCAGGATCCCGAATATCTCCATTTCATACTGAGGCAGTCATGAGCCAAGCCATTCAGGTCATAACGCAGGACATCTACGCGACGCGAAACCAGTTCGTGAACGTCCTGACAGACCGCTCGCTTAGCTTCGAGCGCGAAGCTGAGTTCGCCATCCAGGTCATCACTGCCAGCGATTACGCTACCAAGGTAGCGATGCAGAACCGGCAGTCAGTCGCCAACGCGATCACCAATATCGCCGCGATTGGGATCAGCTTGAACCCGGCAAAAAAGCAGGCTTACCTGGTACCGCGCGACGGAAAGATCTGCCTCGACATCAGCTATATCGGCTTGATGGACTTGGCCATGTCTACCGGCGCCATCCGCTGGGCCCAGGCCGAGCTTGTCTACACCGCCGACGCCTTCGCGCTCAACGGCTTCGATAAGCCGCCGACGCACACGTACAACCCTTTCGCCAAGGATCGCGGCGAGCCGATCGGCGTCTACGTGGTGGTCAAGACTGCCGATGGCGACTACCTGACCGAGACGATGAGCATCGAAGACGTCAACGCGATCCGCGATCGGTCCAGCGCCTGGAAGGCCTGGATCAAGAAGCAGACCACCTGCCCGTGGGTTACCGACCCGGGCGAGATGGCCAAGAAGACCGTAGTCAAGCGCGGCTACAAGTACTGGCCAAAAACCGAGCGCCTGGAGCAGGCAATTCACCACCTGAACACGGATGGAGGCGAAGGCTTGGCAAGCGTTGCAGGGTCCGCTCCGACGGATCCGGAGATGGTGAATAGCTGGATTGATCTGGCGATGAAGGCCGGAAGCCTTGAAGCCTTGACCGAGGTGTATCACCAAGGCACGGCATCCATGAAGCAAGCGAAAGACGCCACTGGTCACGCAAGGTTCAAGGCCGAGGTGACCAAGCGCGCCGAAACCCTGAAAGCCGAGTCTGCGCCTATCGAGGGTCAGGCCGAGGAGGTGTTAGATGGAGCAGCGTAGCGCTGAATGGTATGCAGCCCGCCTTGGATGCGTGACCGCAAGCCGAGTCAAAGACGTGATGGCCAGTGGTCGCGGCGGCGCGCCATCTGCGACACGTAAAAACTACATGATGGAGTTGCTTTGCGAGCGCCTGACTGGCCAGCAAGGCGGCGCTGACCTCTCCCGAAATGCAGCGGTGCAGCGTGGTGTGGAGCTGGAACCATTTGCGAGTATGGCCTACGAGGCTGACAAGGGTGTGATCGTGGTCGAGACGGGCCTCGTCATGCACCCTTCCATCCCGCATTTCGGCGCTTCACCAGACGGGCTAGTCGGCACAGATGGCGTGCTAGAGATCAAGTGCCCGAACACTGCGACCCACATCGCAACAATGCAGTCCGAACGACATGACCCACAGTACGAGTGGCAGATGCTGGCCCAGATGGCTTGCACCAAGCGTGCCTGGGCCGACTTCGTCAGCTACGACGATCGGCTGCCCGAGCCATTGCAGTACGTTTGCCATCGCTACGAAATCGACTACAAGCGCTGCCGAGAGATGGAGAAAGAGGTCAAGGCGTTCCTGGAAGAGCTCGACGAGCTTGAAAAGGAAATGCGCGGGAGGATGGAGGGAATTGCAGCATGACCGACAATCAAATCATCGCCGGCGCACAGCGCCAGGCAGAACTGGAGGCAGCTAAGGCCGCCTTCTTCGCATCTGGCGGACGGGTGGTCGAGCTCCAAGGGTTCAACTACAAGCCCCGCCCACCCAAGGCAGCTGGCTCCGATCAGATCTTTTCTATCAAGTCGGAGGCCCAGAAGAAGCGCGCGGCAGAAGCCAGGCGAATCGCGGAAATCCGCGAAATGTCGAAAACCATGACGCAGGCCGAAGTGATGGAGGCCACGGGGTTATCCAGGAAGCAGCTGTTCAAGCTCTCTGAAAAATATGGGATCGCCTTTCAGTCGGCCAAGGCCCGAGAGCACGACGAATGCCGGCGGCGCCGGGAAGCGCTTTCAGGGTTCGTGCGGTACTGCGCCGAAGAACAGGGCATGAACAGAACCGATACCGCCGAGGCGCTGGGTGTCAGCAGGGCGCTGATCTCGACCATCCAGAAAGAGTTCGACATCAAATTCCAGGCGGCCCAATGAGGCGCATCAACAACAGAGTGCAGCAGCGCCGCCGGCAGTTGCACGTTCACTTGCCGCCCAGCGGTTTAAAGGGGGTGCCTAATGGCGATGACGCCGCAAGAGCGCGACAAGAAGCGCAGAAAGAAAGAGACCAAGGTCGGCATTGAAGACCTGCGGATGAAGGCCGGCCAAGGAACCCGCCAGGCCCTGGCCGAGATCATGGGGTGGGCCGAGGTCGAGGAAAACGGCGAGGCCATGACCCTGATGATCCACCGCATCCATGAATTAGGGCCTGAAGCGCCCCGCCACTTCCTCAGTGCGCCGCGCCACGAAATCGTTGTTTCGGATTTTGTGGCGCGAAGACTCGATCAGTTCCGAATTGGCCGCGAGCTACGGGCGCCTGACCTGATGCTCGGCGACGACCCGGACGACACCGGCCTGCTGTTGCTCGCCAACGCCTGACCCAACCTATTCCACCATGCCGCATCCGGCCACGGAGGGCGGCGCATGCATGGAGAAAGCCATGAGCGACAACCAGACGCCGATGGGCCGCATGGACCACGGAAAGACAGCGTGCGGACGCATCGTTATGAGCCGCTGGGATCAGCCTGAGCGCTCGGACAACGAGGCTGATCGCCAGAGATTCATCAGAGATGTGCATCGAAGCGGCTTCAGCCACTCCACGCAAGTTCGATATGAAGGCGATCAGATGCCTGACTGGGTTGGCCAAAGCCACTGCCAAGACCTCAACTGCAGGTGCCAGGAATTCCTGAATCGAGCCTGACCCGCGCTGCCCGCCAGCGCCTTCCCCTATTCAACGATAACGCACCAGGCCGCGCAGGCCGTGGAGGTATCCCCATGCCCACAGAAAACCGATCCAGCAACACCGAACAGATGGTCAGCGTGCCGCGCAGCCTCCTTGAGGAAGCGTGCAACGGACTTCGAATCACCCAAGACCGAGCGCGGAAGGAGCTGCGCGCCCTTCTCGCCCAGCCATCCACCCAGCACCAGGGCGAGCCGGTGGCGTGGGTCATCTTTGACAATGGATTCATCGACGACCACACGACTGACAAAGATCTTGCAGATGGTTGGCGTGAACAGGGTCTTGAGGTTTCCGCGCTCTACACCCACCCCGACGCTGGCGAGGTTGAGCGTCTGCACAACGGTCACGTCAAGTCGCTGGAAGCGCTGAATCAGCAAAGTGAAAAGCAGCGCGATCATTGGATTGACGAATGCAAGACCCTGCGCGCCCAGCTGGCCGAGCGGGATGCGCTGCTACGCCGCTGCCTGCTGGCAGTTCGAGAGCAGCATTGCGATGAGGGGGAGGCTGACTTCGACCTGCCATTACCGCTGATGTCCGATATCGACGCCGCCCTATCCGCCAGCGCAGAGCCTAAATGCCAGGACGGCGGAATGTGCGCTGACTCTTCACACAAGTGCACTGGCTGCGCGCGGGATGAGCGGGATGAGCGGGCCTTGTTCGAGTCTGCTCATGTGGCGAAATGCTTTAACTTCAACCGGAAAACCGTGCTTGGCATGCTCGGGGAGTACGGAAACCCATACGTCCAGTCAACATGGGAAGGATGGCAAGCCCGCGCCGCCCTGGAGCGCAAGCCATAGCAGGAGAACATTTGTACTCCACCCGACGAAGCGCCATCGACGACCGCGCGAAGCGGGCACAAAATACTGTTTATTTGAACAGTACTCTCTATGCACTTCCTCATCGTTCCAATGCGCGTACGCGGCGTTAAGCGTGCCCAGAAAGAAATTGACTCAGTCATGCCGATCAAGGGCGACGTGCACTTGCGGGTGGATGCGTTCTCACCGATGGGCCGCCCTTCCAGCTCTGCGTCGATTCTGATCAGCCACCCCGGGTACCCGCCGCTGCCGCCGCTGTATGAGGCTGTGATGACCGGCATGTCGACCATGGGCGCCACGTTCACCGGCATCGAGTTCATCGACGGCGTGGCCTACGCGCAGTCCTGGTGGGTTCGCGTTCCGTAGCAACACCCTTACCACTCTCCCCTCTATTCACTGCCGCGATATGGCGGCCAAGGAATCCCCGTGTCCGAAGTAGACGAACGCGATCTTGAACTGCTCAAGCTGGCTGCAAAGGCCGGCAGACTGGAAATCGAGCCCTGCACCTGTCGAGACCCGAAATGGCCTTTCCGCCTGAAGGGCCAGTCGGGCGTGCGGGCTCACTGGAACCCACTGATCAATGACGGCGATGCTCTGCGCCTAGCTGTGCTGATGGGCCGTGCTGATCGCCTGGGCATCCAGATCCACATCGTCGAGCCGTTCGACGCGGACACGGACCCGTACACCATCGTGGATGCCGAGCGCTTTGGTGAATTCGACATTTACCACGGCGATGACCCATTCCGCGCAACTCGGCGGGCAATCGTTGAGGCGGCCGCGGCGATCGGGAGCAAATCATGACACGCCTCTCCCTCTGCCTCCTGCTGCCGCTTCTCGGGCTGGTGGCGAGCTCGGCATGGCTTGCATATGAGATGCGCCAGCTCGGCCGATTGAACGCGCAGATGAAATGCCAGCACGCCAGCAACGAGCGCCAGCTCTCCCCGCACGAAACACAACCCGAACATACACCCGCACTGGCGCCTGGGCGCTGGATTGACGAGAGGTATCAGCTGTGATTGACAAGCTCAACACGAACGTGCCGGATTCGGGCGTTGGGATGCTGCTCCCGCGCCGGCAGAAATGGGGAGTGCCAGGGGAGTCCTACCCGTGCCCATCGCATTCCGGCGAGAACTGCAGCATGTGTGGCGGCACTGGGTATCGCTCAGTGTGCAATTCAACCGCATGCCACGAGCATGGCTGCCAGGACGGCGGGTGCTCCAGCAGCGCCGAACGGTATCGCTCCCAGCAGGCCCGCAAGGTGAAGCCATGACCGACCTGATCGAAGTGAAGACGGCAGACCTGGTGGGCGAGCAACTGGCCTGGGCGGTCGCCAAGGCCGAGGGGCTGGATGTGCATGTGGCCAAGCCGCACTACGGCGCACCGCACAGGGTGTTCGTCAACTATCGCGGCGAAGCAACAGAGCGTTGCGAGCGGTATAACCCTCACGAGAGCTGGACGCTTGGCGGGGAGTTGATCGAGAAGCACCAAGTGTCACTGTCGCCGCCGACCAGCGCCGTGCACCGCAACTTCGGCTACATGGACAAGCGCAACGGCTATTACGAGTCGGGACTCTGGAGCAGCACGATCTTCGGCAAAGAGCGAAAGCACCGCCGCACCGCGTTCCATCACCCGAAAAAACCCCTGGTCGTAGCCATGCAAGCAATCGTCCAGCTTGAGTTTGGAGATACCGTCCAGGTGCCGAAGGAGCTGATGCCATGATCGCCCTCGTCTATATGGCCTACCTGATCTATCGAGCGCCGCGATGAGTTCGGCAGTCAAAGTGCTCGACCCATGCAGCGCCAGCCGGATGATGTGGTTCGACAAGCAGGACCAGCGCGCCCTGTTCGGTGATATCCGCGACGAAGAGCACCTGCTTTGTGATGGCCGTGTGCTGAAGGTCGAGCCGGACGTGCTGATGGACTTCCGGCAGCTGCCCTTCGATGACTCGACCTTCCGCCTGGTGGTGTTCGATCCGCCGCACCTCACCCGCGCCGGCGTCGATAGTTGGTTGCGCGCCAAGTACGGCCTGCTCACCAGCGACTGGCGCGAAGACATCCGACAGGGGTTCGCCGAATGTTTCAGGGTACTGGAGCCTGAAGGAATCTTGATCTTCAAGTGGAATGAAACGCAGGTGTTGGTGAGCGAGCTGCTGGCCCTGACAGATGAAAAGCCCCTGTTTGGCCACAAGTCCGGCAAGCGCGAAAAGACGCACTGGATAACCTTCATGAAGCGCCCCGCTTCAGCCTAACACCTCCCCTACAACTCAAGCCCGCCGACATGCGCGGGCGAGGATCCCCTATGTCCGCAATCATGAACTACGACCCCAATCTGACCTGCAGTGGCAGCATGGCCAGCCAAACAGTTCGCCTCACATTCGCACTGTGGCAATACCGCGCGCAAGCCGAGGTGATCATCGGCGGAAACTGCACCGGCCTGGAGGTGATATCCGCAGCGGTGGGTTCCGTTTACGAAAAGCTCGAGCAGCGGTCCATCTACAACAGCGCTGACACCTACGCGGTGCTTTTGATGGCAGATCCGAATGATCCGACTCAGACGCTCGAGTGTGGCGATGACGACCCTGATGGCGCGACAGGCGACGACTGGCTGAGCAACATGCTAATAGCCGCCGAGATCATTGCCATCGCGCCGAGGTAACAACCAACCTGCCGCCACCGGCGGCGTGGAGACCATCCATGAACCTGATCGACTGCTACGTCACGAAGATCCTTGGCGAGCCGTACCGCAAGTTCGGCCACTGGTGGGTATCGGTGGAATACACGGCCGAGGGCTGGCCGGGCACCAAAGAAATCATGTTCCGCACCGAGGAAGCCGCCCGGGCGGCGCAGGTCGGGCACCACTTCACGGCCTGAACGGCACGGAGAAAGACATGGCGAATGCCACAGCAGCAAAGCCCTCAAGCATTCAGCCGCGGTTCATCCGGTTCGGCGATGCACCTGGGTATCTCGGCATGTGCCGGGATGAGTTCAACAAGACGGTCAGGCCGAACGTGCGGGAATTCCCCATCGGAAAACAGGGCGTGGCCTTTGACCGCCAGGAGCTTGATGAGTGGGCGGACGCCTACATCGAAGCCAAGGCGATTGAAAAAGCCACCGGACAGGACAACAATCGGCCCCGCAGCGAGCGCCGAGGAGATGATACATGGCGCGAAAAACGATCACCGGCCTCTACGAGAAGGGCGGTGTCTGGCAAATCGACAAAGTCTACAAAGGGGAGCGAATTCGAGAGAGTACTGGAACTGGTGACCGGGAAGAAGCAGAGCAGTACTTGATCCACAAGCTCGAGCAGATGCGTCAACGGAAGGTGTACGGCGTTCGGCAAGTGCACACCTGGGAGGAGGCGGCAATGCGCTACCTCCTTGAGGTCAAGGATCAGCCCTCCATTCACCTTACTGCCCTGTGCATGAAGCAGCTTCACCCTTACCTGGGCCACCTGCCGCTGACGCACATCGATGACCAGGCGCTGGAGCCGTTCATCAGGGATCGGCAGACAGAAAAGGTTCTGGCGGATGGGACCATTGAAAAGGCCGTGAGCAACCGGACGATCAACATCGCCATCGAGCGCGCGGTCCGGGTTTTGACGCTCTGCGCCAGGAAGTGGCGAGACGATGATCGCCGGCCCTGGCTGGACAGTGTGCCCATGCTCAGGAAGCTCGAAGAGAAGAAGTCGAGCCGCAAGCCCTACCCAATGTCATGGGAGGAGCAGTCGATCCTCTTCAACGAGTTGCCGGGCCATCTGCAAACGATGGCCCTGTTCAAGGTAAACACGGGCTGCCGGGAGCAAGAGGTGTGCAAGCTGAGGTGGGATTGGGAGATATCGGTGCCGGAACTGGGAACCAGTGTATTTCTGATCCCCGCTGACTTCGGCGGGAGACACGCCAGGTCGGGCGTAAAGAATGGCGACGAGCGCCTGGTGGTGTTGAACACTGTGGCCAAGTCAATCATTGAAAGGCAGCGCGGGATCAGCAAGGAATGGGTATTCCCATACAACGGCACCGCGATGCACCGAATGAACGACTCGGCCTGGAAGAAGGCACGGGTGAGAGCGGCGAAACTCTGGCAGGAGGAAAACCTTCGCCCTGCTCACCCTGGATATGCCTCTATCAGGATTCACGACTTGAAGCACACATTCGGTCGCCGACTGCGGGCAGCAGGCGTTACTGAAGAGGATCGGAAGTCACTGCTCGGGCACAAGAACGGCAGCATCACCAGTCACTATTCCGGCGCTGAGCTGGGCAAGCTGATTGAGGCTGCAAACATGGTATCAACAACCGACTCGCGCGGGCCGGTGTTGACGATCTTGAAGAGGAAAATCGGATGA